TGATTGGAGTCAAGCTCAAATAGATGCTGCTAAATCTACTGTAAAAGGAATAGACCGTGAATTATCTGAGCTTGATAACTTCATAATGAATATTGGCAAAAAAGGTTTAGGAGGTACTTTACTTGAAAAGCTTGGATTTAGCGATGACCAGATAGATGCTCTTGGAGATGCAGTTAATATAGTAATTGAACAACTTCAGTCTATAATGGATGCCGAAGTTCAATTAGCAGAACAAGCTGTAGAAGCTGCAGAAAAAAGAGTAGAAGCTGCACAGAGTGCTTACGATGCAGAAGTAGAAGCAAGAAATAATGGATATGCTAACAATGTAGCAACAGCTAAAAAAGAACTTGAACAAGAAAAGAAAAACCAGCAAGAAAAACAGAAAATGCTTGCTGCTGCCCAAAAGCGTCAAGAAAATCTTAATACTGTAATTCAAGCATCTTCACTTATTACTGCTTCTGCTAATTTATGGAGCTCATTCTCTTCAATACCTATCGTCGGCCCAGCCCTTGCATTGGCTGCTATTGCTACGATGTGGACCTCATTTGCTGTTGCGAAAGTTAAAGCTAAGCAGGTAACCGCAAGTCAATCAGAAGAATATGGTGAAGGTGGTCTTGAGTTCTTGGAAGGAGGCTCACATGCATCAGGCAATGATATTGACTTGGGTACAGAGAATAAAAAGAAGCGCCGTATGAGAGCAGAAGGCGGTGAGGCATTAGCAATTATCAATAAAAAACGAACAAGGAAATATAGAAAAATACTTCCAGATGTTGTTGATAGCCTCAATAAAGGAACGTTTGAAGATAAGTATTTGAATGCCTTTGCTAATTCTGAAGGATTGAGTATTTCTCTTAATTCTAATAATAGTATTGACCTCTCTAAAATAGAGAATGATGTGCGGAGTATTAGAAAACAGAATGAAATCAGGTATTATACAATGCCTGATGGAACTGTGGTTATGCAACGTAAAAATGTTAAACGAATAATAAAGAACTAATATGGTACCTCCTAGATATAATTTCTATATAGGCAAATTGAGTACTACATATTTGTCACAAGATACTGATATAGATAGAAATGGAAATATTTATCATAATGCATCATCAGGAATATATGCATCATCTTATAAAAATAGCTTAGAGACTGGTAAACAGATATTTTTCAACTTAATATCTTATTACGATTATAATGCTATTTTCTTTTATGATAAAAACCAGAATTTCATATCTTCTAAGACTTTAGCGAGTGTAAATAATGAGATTATAACTCCGCCTTCTAATGCAAAATATTGGGCCGTACGATTTACTTCACTCGATACAAATTTTGTAGCAAAGAAAGATACCAATTTTATCTACTTTGTTGAAAGTGTAGAGCCACATTTCAAGGACTTAAATAAGAAATACGCCAAAGAGAGTGGACAAGAATTTTTCCGTATTTCTATGGATGGCAAAATTAATCTGTTTGGCGATGCTTATGAAATTGTCAAGCAATCAAGTCTCGAGGACCAGCTCATATTTATTATTGATAAATATAATAGAACTTCTAAAAAATGGATTGAGTATTATAAAGGCGAATTTAATAAAACTGATTGTAAGTTTGACCATGATAAAAAGAAATGTGAACTTAAAACTACAGCGATAGATGATTATACAGAAGTCATGAATAAATATGAAAATACTTATGACCTTATAAAACTTGCTCCTGAAATATCAAAAATAAACTTGCATAAACGCTCACTCATGCAAGTTTATGTCCGTGGTGCCAATTCTATAACTAATTTCTTCGGTGGTACCTATTGGGAAGATGATGTGAATGAAAGCATAGATGACAATGCTGCGCTTATAAATAACTTCTATTTTTCCTATATAAAATCTGGTAATGAATTTTACATAGGAAATTCTAACAGAGCAGGTGTTAATGGCGTATATGCCGGAACTAATGGTTATTATAGCAACTGGAATGGCTATACTTGCTATTTAGAGAAAAATCCTGATGCTCAACCACCATTTACAGATGTAAGCTACTTTATTATGATAAAAAGAAATTCAGATAATAAAGTACTATATAAATCTGAAACAGCTGTTAATATCGATGATGAAACGCTGTTTTCAGAAGACCGAGATTACACTAATGATAAACACTTAAGATATACCTCTAAACTAATAGATGTGGAAAATGCTAAAAACTCATGTACTATAAGTAATTTGTTTACATATAGAATATATAGGCGCTTACTTTGTGATGTAGATACTGTAGAAGACTCAGAAGGTGTTAAAAATACCTATGATTTACCATCAGATGATTTTGTCACTGATAATAGAAACTATAAAAAATGTATTGGCTTAAAAGGAGGTTTATTCTTTTGTACTTCTAAAGCAGTAGATGAGCCAACAAAATATGGTCTAAATGATTACGGACAGTATTTTACTAACCAGTTTATTCCTAGTAGTACAGGTTTAGGAAGACCTTTGCCTATTAGCAAAAATTCATGGGCAAATGCTTCACTGTGGTATGTATATGATAGTTTTTATGAATATTTTGAAGAAAAATTAAGAAAACAGTATGTATTAAAAGATAGTTATTCTATTGGCGCGGCCATAAAGGCTATTCTCAAGAAAATAGACCCTACATTATCACATGAGCCAACTGCAGAATATAGCCAATTTTTATATGGCACAACTAATCCATTAGGATTAGCAAGATTTTATGTGTATATTACACAAAAAACCAATATATTAAAAGGTGATTATGACCAGCCTGCTCAGAAAGCTGAAACTTCACTCGAAGAGCTTATGAAAATGTTGCGTGATTGCTTTAGATGTTATTGGTATATTGAAGACAATAAATTCAAAATAGAGCACGTATACTTCTTTATGAATGGTGGAAGCTATTCTAGTAGGTCAAGCTATCAGCTTGATTTTACTAAACTTACAGACCAATTTAATAAGAAGCTATCATCTTATTTCCAATCTGAAGTAGAGTTTGAAAAATCAGACCTAAATCAGCGATATGAATTTGCTTGGATGGATGACGTAACAGACTTGTTTGGTGGTAATACTATTGATGTTAAATCTAACTATATTCAAAAAGATAAAACAGAAGAAATAAATATAGGCCAGTTTTCATCTGATGTAGACTATATGCTATTCAATCCTTCAAATTTTTCTGAAGATGGCTTTGCTCTATTATGCCCAGTTAAAAATGGTTCTACTCTTGAGTTGCCGATAATAACAGTAAATGGCCTTGTAGATGAAAATAAAGATATTTATACGGCTGTAGCTCAGAATTGGTATGCATCGTGGATATATTTACAAAATATGTATATGTGGGATATGCCAGCATCAAACTTAGAGTCTAATGTAATTGGAAATATATACGCAAGAGATATTAAAAAATGCATGAAGCACACTATAGAATTTCCTACAGAAGAAGATTTAGATGAATTGGAACTTATTAAAACCTCCTTTGGGAATGGAAAAATAGATGAAATGTCTATCAATGTAAATACTAGACAGGCAAAGATAAATTTACTTTACCGGCCTCAATAAAATTGTGTGTTAAAAATTATTAAGAAATTTTCTTATATCGAATTTTATTTGTAAATTAACAGCATGAAGTTAGTAAATAATAACATATCACCGTTACCGTTTTACGATAATCTTGCACTGCAAAATCATCGTAAAGATTATGCTTTTGGCCAGGTTTATCCGCTAATAACCTATAAGAATATGTTATTGCCTTTTCAAGTAGTTCTTGCTAGTGGAACAGCTATAAGTTGGGTTAGGCTATATAATTTCAATACTGGGAAATTTATAGATATTTCTACGAGTATTAAAGAAAATGGCTTAAAGCTTGTGTCATATACAGGCTTTAAGGTTCTTAAATACCCAGGCATTCTTCCGGTGGTTGAAATTAAGCACGAAGGTCTATATTATTTAGCTATTTCTATATCAGGTCTGGGAACTATATATTCTGATGTATTTACGGTATGTAACAGAGTAGATGATTATTTACTTTTAGAATATAGCAATTCTTATAATTTTGAGCTTAAAGGTGGCATGGTAGATTTTTCTGATAATTTCAAATTTAAATGCTATCTTAATACTCAAGTTGGTAGACCTGAATATGACTTTGAAGAAGAAGCCACTGAGCGCATGGGCTATACTTTTATTGAAAGCCAAGTAAGCAAAAAGATATATAAGTTTACATTCTTAGCACCTGAATATTTATGTGATGCACTTAGAATTGTAAGATTATGCGAAAATAAAAAAATAACAAGTAAACTGCAAACTTATGATTTGACTACATTCAACATGGAGCCTGAATGGGAAGACCAAGGCGATTTAGCATCAATAGAATGTGAATTTGAAACTGATACTGTAATTGCTAACATAGGCGGATGTACACCAGAATTGTTAGGAGGAGATTTTAATAATGATTTTAATAACGATTTTAACATAGAATAATTATGGCAAATTGGTCAACACTTAAAGCAGCAATAGCACAGATTATTAAAACAAATAATAATCAAGAGATTACAGGTGCAAATATGCAGTCTGTACTTAATAATATTATTGATAATGTAGGAGAAAATGCTACATACGCAGGCATAGCAACACCAAGCACAAATCCCGGCGTACCAGATGGTAACTTGTTTTATTTGGCGACAGAACCCGGAATTTATGCTAATTTCAACGGTATAGAAATAGCAGACGGAGAAGCAGTGATTTTGGAGTGGAGAGGCAGTTGGACGAAAAAAACATCCGGCCTTGCGACACAAAAGAAACTTACCGAGTTGGAGAATAAGATTACTATTATAGGAGATTATACCCCAACAGAGGAAAAGAATGGATTGCAAAGTAGCAGTTTGGCTTTTGTTTATTTTAATACATTTATAAAATCGGGGACAGAGATTGTGATAAAAATCACAGCCAATCACGATATTTATTCTCAAAGTGCTTATATATGCTATAAGCAAGGTTCAATAGGTGGTGGACATGATACATTATTTGAAAAAACTGATACCATTAAATTAGGGAAAGAACGTTATTATAAATGTACTACGCAACACGATGGATACTTATTAGTTAATGGCAATGTTGGTAATGGGAATTCTATTACTGCATCATACACTAAAAGTATTGTCGCACAATTAGAAGAAATTGAACAAACTGTGCTAGAAAATACAGAAGCTATAAAGGATTTATCTTTATATAAAAACTATATAGAGGAAAAATATTTAGAGTTCGTAGGAGCAGGAACTAATAAATTCTGCTGGTTTGATAGACAACTTAAAAAAGGCACTAAAATAATAATTACTTTGTCTCCAAATCCTCAAGCAAATATTATAAGTGCTTATTTGGTGTATAAAAATGGAAGTTTAAATGATGGGTACGAAGCAATTGAAGAAAGTATACTTAACTTAACAACAGAAAAGAAGATTGAATACATCACGAAATCAGATGGATATTTAATGGTAAATGGCAATGCAAAAGACGGGAATAAACTTAGTATTAAATATCAGATTGGGATACAAGATAAAATAAAAAATAACACTTCTGACATAATAATTAACAACTACTATAAAGAGCCTATTGAAAATAATTCTTTGGCTTTTACTGGAGCAGGACAAAACAAATTTTTGTTTTTTAATAATGTTATACCTAAAGGTACTAATATGCTTATAAAAGTAAGTCCAAATGGTGGGTCAATAAATGTTTTGTCAGCATATATAACATATGCACAAGGGACTATTAATGATGGATATGATAAAATATTTGAGGGAGTAAATGAGATTAAGTCAGATTATATTTTTAACTATATAACTCAGCACGATGGATATTTAATGGTAAATGGCAATGCTGCAAATGACAGAACTATTAATGTATCTTATTATTTAAGTATATCAGATTGTATCAAAATTAATAATGACATAAAATATGTTGATGGAGTTGGAGATAGTCTAACAATGGGTTGGGAATCTTCTGGATGGTATCTAAATAAATTGCAAGAATTGTTAGGTAATAACTATATTGTGAGAAATTGGGGCGTTGGAGGAGAACCAATTTCATCTATTATGCTCAGAATGGGAGCAACATCGCTTGTTTATCCAAATTCTTTTGAATTACCAAAGGACGGTACAGAAGTAGAGGTCGCAAGAAAAACGGGAGAAACAGGGTTTAAATGTACTTATAATAATACCGAAATACCCTTATTGTTACAGGGAAATAACAGTATGGTTAATCCGTGTTTCGTTGAAGGGTATGAATGTACTCTCACAAGAAAAAGCATTGATACTGGACAACCATCATATTCATCAAATAGTTATTGGACGTTGAAATTAAATAATACAACAACCAGGAATGTAAAAGTAAATAAGTATAGTTCTTTGTTGTGTAATACAGCAAAACAGATAGCAAACGGATATGCAAGGATTATATGGATGGGTACAAATGGGGATTACAATAACAATTTGCAGGAATTAGTAAACGCAAATAAATTGGCGGTTGAAAGCTCTGTTACGAAGAGAGTTATTGTTATAGGTTTACATTTATTGAGCAAAGAGAACGGAGAATCTTATGAGAAAATGATGTATAAAGAATTTGGAAATAAATTTTTTAATATCAGACAATATTGCATTACAAATCTTATTTATGATGCAGGCATTACACCAACAGAACAAGATTTAGAAGATATGACAAACGGAATTTGCCCACAAAGTTTAATGATAGATGGGACACATTTTAAGCCTGAAGTTAATAATGCTATTGGAACAAAAATTTACAATATGATGGTAGGTTTAGGATATGTAGAATAACTCGGTAACTAGATAATAGGCTCAAATATTTAGGTAATGGTGAATATGTGGAAAATGCAGAAGGTTCTATGTCTTTTCCTAAGATACTTGCAAGTTTTGTGAATCCAGAAAAAGTAATGGGGAGTTATATTTTTAAAAAATTGGTTGAAATTGGTTATATAGATAATTAATATAAATAATTATGGCAGACAGAGTATTACAAAGACGTGATACAGCAGCTAATTACGGAGAAACTTTACGAAAGGATGAACGCAAGTAGTAATAAGTAAGGATTATGCGAGACACGATAGAGAACATACGTCTGGTAGCCACAACTTGCCTTAGCTACGTTTTTGGTTGGCTTATGCCCACGAAAGGCTTTGTCTTGGCGTTGGTGCTGATAAAATAGAAAAAATGCTTCGTCCGGAAGAAGCACTTATATAATTAATTTAATGTTTAACAATTAAAAATTTCTAAAATTATGGGAAATTTTGATGTCGAAAAGACAATCGTAGTTCCAGACAGTGGAGGCACTGGGAATAACTTCCTAGCAGGTATGCTCGCGTCCGCATGCCAATGCAGTAATGGCTTTGTGTGGAAACAGAAATGGCTCATTTGGAAATGGCTGGGATGGTATTATCGCTCTTATTGTCATTGCTGCAATCTTCGGAGGAAATGGTAATGGCTTGTTTGGTGGTAATAACAATAATAGCACAGAGCGCCAGATGCTCATGGATGCAATTCAACGCAATGGCGTTGATATTAGCCAGTTAGCAAGTACTTTGAATTGCTCTATTGGTCAAGTACAGGCTGCTATTCAGCAAGTTGCTAGCCAGGTATGCAATGTAGGTAATCAGGTTGGTATGACTGGTCAGCAAATTATCAACTCAATTCAGCAAGGCAATATGGCTCTTACTCAGCAAGTTTTCAATTGCTGTTGCGATATCAAAACAGGTATTAAGGACCAGACTATTGCATTGCAAGGAGAGCTTAACAGCGTCAATCGTAGTGTTGAGCGTGGCTTCGCTGATGTTGGCTATGCAACTCGTGACCAGACTTGTAATATTGAAAAGGCTATTCAGGCATCTACTGAGTCAATTCTCGCCGGTCAGCGTGCTGCTGAAATGCGTGAAATGCAGCGCGAAATTGCTGAACGTGACCGCCGAATTGCTGAACAGTCTGTTATCATCAATAATGCACAGCAGTCAGCTGCTTTTGCTCAGATGATTGGCCAGGCTGTAGCTCCTTTGAATGCCGGCATCAATTCTCTTAATACAGAGATTGCAGGTATTAAATGCCACTTGCCTGAAACTAAGGTAATTCCTTGTGGAGACAATTATGTAAAAGTCAATACTGGCTTTAATATTCCTCTTCAGGTATCGCCTGCTGCATATGGCGCATGTGGTGCGTTTGGTGGCTATGGTTATCCTTGGGGTTACGGATATAACTGCGGTAATAATGGTGGTTGGGGTTAATAGGAAAGGAGGCAACTATGTCATATCCTATTAATCCTTTGATTTTGGCTAATAGTCAAGGAATTCCCCGCTTAGAAGCAACCAGAGTAAATGTAGCGGCTACAGAGGTACAATTTGTATTTCAAAATCAGGCGTTCCTTAACGCACCATTTATTGGACTGATTTTATTTAAATTACCTTTAATTCCAGCCGGTACAACAGATACATTGCCTGTAGTATTTACTGCTAATGGCGGCAATCAAGCGGCCATTAATTATAATACTGGCGTGGCTATGACTGTAGCTGACTTTACTCGTTCTGGCGTATACTTGGCTATTTATGACTCTGAAGATAAGATACTTTATGTTTTCCCAACTTCTGCAGCTTAATATAATGACTTAAAAATTATTAACTATATGGCTTTTCAAAATCTAAGAACTGGCAGTACAGTTTATATCTTTCATAAAGATAATTCTCCTAAATTGGAGATAGGACAGGTTATCGCCGAGCCTAAAATACGGCAGAAATATCCAATTCCAACTCCAGGGCAGCCTTATGCCGGCTTTATGCCTCAACAGCAAGAGCAAGTCGTAGATTTGTCCATTAAAATAGGAGACAAAGTTCAGCCTATTGAAGGCCTAACTCCTTCTACTGATATTCAGGATTGTGGTAATGGATTATTTGTATCTTGTAACAGAGATGCTGTAAATGCAGAAGTAGCAGCATATATGCATAGTAGCGAAGTTGCTATCGCAGATGAGGTTATCAATGCTCATAGGCAGATTATCGAAAGTTGCAAGAACATAATGGTCGTACTAAATCCTGAAATAGCAGAAAGGCAAAGACTTGAGAAGGAAAACAGTGAGTTAAAAACACAGCTAAAAGAACTTTACAAGTCGCAATCCGAAATGAAAGGTATGATGGCCTCTTTGTTAGAGCAATTGGGAAGCCCCATAAAGAAAAGTTAAACGTTGAATTTCAGTCCTTATAGCGAAAGTGCCAGTTATTTGGTTGGTGAAATTATAAGAAACATGTTTTATAACATAACAAGGAAAATGCTATGTTAGAATTGATTGAAGCGAAAGACCTAGAAGCTCTTATGTTCTTTATAACTGTTAGAGTGATAATAATAGTTATATGCTGGATTTTCTCTACTATAGCGTGTATCGTTGATTTTTGGAGTGGTACATTAACAGCAAAGATTTTAGGCGAAAAGCTTATGTCTCATGGCTTTAGGCGTACTGTTGTAAAAATAGGCGATTATGCTAGAGTTCTCATGTTTGCATTTATGGTAGATGCTTTAGGAAGCTTGCTATCATTTTACATACTGCCATTTGCAACTATGCTTTGTGCTTTAGCAATACTTTGTATAGAAGGCAAATCTGTATTAGAAAATAGTAAAAGAAGAAAAGCACATGCCGGAGATGTCCCAGATATGATTAAGCAGATTATTCAAGCAGCTACTACTGAACAAGGCAACGAGGTCTTTAATAAAATAGTAAAGCAAGTATCTCTTAACAGCAAAGAAAAATGAGAAAAATTAATAAGCTTATAGTGCATTGCTCAGCAACGCCTGAAGGTAGAGACGTTAAAACTGAAACTATCAGGGATTGGCACGTTAATGGTAATCACTGGAAGGATATTGGTTACCACTATGTGATTGAGCTTGATGGCTCTATTCATAAAGGTAGAGATGAAAGCGTGGTTGGAGCTCATTGTTCAGGCCAAAATGCAAACTCTATAGGAATATGCTATGTAGGAGGCGTTGCTAAAGACGGTAAAACTCCTAAAGATACACGCACTGAGGCTCAAAAGCAATCTTTACTCGAATTGCTGAAAAGCTTAAAGGTAAAATACCCAAATGCTACTATTCATGGACACAGAGAATTTGCAGCTAAGGCATGCCCCAGCTTTGATGCTAAGTACGAGTATAAAGACCTCTGAAGCACATAAAAGCCATTCTCGCAATAATTTCTTATGTGCGAGAATGGTTTTTATATTAAATATGAATAATAACAAATAAAACTCAAAGATTATGCGAGAATTAGCGAGAATAATTACACTTATATTTTTAGCCACTATATTATATAGCTGTAAGTCAATTCAATATGTGCCCGTGGAAACAACGAAAAGAGATACTACTTACTTATCTCAGACCAAAATTGATAGCATATATCATAGAGATTCAATCTATGTAGAGCACAAAGGCGATACTGTATATTTGAGTAAATACAAATATCTATATAAATATATAGAAAAGCATGATACTCTCTGGCGAGAAAAAGTTGATACAATTCAAGTTGCATACCCTGTAGAAGCTCGGCTTACTAAATGGCAAAAGATAAAAATTAATATTGGTGAATACCTGATAACCGCCATAGCCTTAGTAATTATATGGCTGTGTGCAAAATACTTCATAAAGCGGTAAACAACAGAAACGATATAAACAAGTCATTGTTTACGCCTAAAGTGCTCAAAATTAATTACTTATATATACTGTAAACAAAGAAACAATAATTTCATTAAATCTTTTCGTATTAAAAGCCGATATTTCTTATTAACCTTAATGTTAATCGGAAATTAAGAAATTAAGTTTGAAATATATAGAGGCATTGTTTTTATTGTTTCTTTGTTTACAGCAATTTCAAAGCCGCACTAAAATTGCTGTTTAATTATTTTTAACAAATAAATTCTCAAAAAATAATGGAAAAATTTTTTTCTTTCGAGAATAGTTTGTATATTTGCATATCGAAAATAAGATAATAAAATTCACCAAAATATGGAACAATTTAATATAGGTAATATAATTGAGCACTACAAGCTAAATACGGAAGATTTAGCGAAGGTGTTATTTCCTACTGTTAAATATCCGAAACAGGCATTTGACCGTGTGTTAAAGGGTGAAGCCAATTTGGATGTTATACAGTTAGAGCGATTGGCCAATCATATTGGCGTGTTAGTAACTGATTTGTTTTCAGCAAATACTTGGAAAGGTTCATCTGAAGATGGATGCCTAACAATGCTGAAAGGCGAGTATAAAGTAAAGCTGAATTATAAAGGCGTGTACGTATCTATATATAAGAATAATGAGCTTATCCACCAAAAGCTCTCAAACGTACCAGATATGACAGTAAACGAGTTTATTAACTATTTAGATAACTTCATTAAAAATTACGAAAATGGAAACCGTTAAAATTTCTGTTGAGGTTAGCGTAAACCTGTCAGAAAATACGCAGAAGTTTTTAACTTCATTGTTTGCAACAGGAGTTCCAAGTGGAGCTCAAGTAGCCGCTTCAGTTTCTAAACCTGCTCCTGCTGCGCCAGCAAAGCCAGCTCCTGCAAAACCTACTCCCCAGCCTGCAGCACCTGCCCAGACTCAGAGCGCTGCCGAGCCTGCTCCTTCAGCACCTGCTGCTCCGGCTGCTTCTTCTGCCTCTAAGAGCATTGAGGATGTTCGCGGAATGCTTGCAAAGAAGGTCAATGAGCACCGCGACGTAATCAAGCAGAAACTCAATGAGCTTGGAGCCCCGAGTGTAACAAAGCTTGACCCGGCTAAGTATGATGAAATGTATAACTTCTTAGAGTCACTGTAATTATGTCGGGTACAAAGAAATTGCAAAAAGCAGCTCAGAAGTTTCGCAGAGAAAATCCAGAGCTTTATGCTCAGTGTGCTATTCAATGCCGTTATTTGGCAAAATTGATAAAAGAATATGGCTCAAGCGACAAGTAGTACTAAACCACAGAAACATAGCCAGAGGAGTCATGCACTCCTCTCGGCTTCTGGAGCTGGAAGATGGCTCAATTGTACTCCATCCGCAAAGCTTGAAGATGAATACGGAGAAAAGAAAAGTTCCGTATATGCACAAGAAGGTACATTGGCTCATGAACTTTCAGAACTTTATATCAAACGAGATACTTTACTTGATATTAGTGAACAAGATTTTGACCAGCGCCTTGAAGAAATAATGGCAAATGAGTTGTTTAACGAGGAAATGCTTGATGTTGTTCCGATTTATACAGACTATTGTGCAGCTCAATTAGCAGAAGCTAAAACAGCTAATTCTTTAGCCGTCATGGAAATTGAGCAGAAACTCGATTTGACAGAATATGTGCCTGAAAGCTTTGGAACAGCTGACTGTGTTGTTATCAATGACAACCTTATAGAAGTTATTGACTTAAAATATGGAAAAGGTGTTCCAGTATATGCTGAATGGAATAAGCAACTTATGCTTTATGGGCTTGGAGCTTTGCAGAAATATGATACTATGTATGATATATCTGAAGTACGACTGACAATTGTACAGCCGCGTATTAACAATATATCTTCATGGCAAATATCTGTAGAAGAGCTTCGCAGATGGGCTGAAGAAGAGCTCAAGCCAAAAGCAGAACTTGCCTTCGAAGGCAAAGGTGAACTCAATGCTGGAGATTGGTGCAGATTTTGTGCTGTTCGTAATCAATGTAGAAAATTGTATGAACAGCAACTCGAAATAGCTCAGCATGAATTTACAGAGCCTGCACTTCTCACAGATGATGAGATTGCAGATATTGTCCGTCGTACTCCTAAGCTTATTGAATGGGCCAACTCTATTACAGAGTATGCGCAAGCAAAAGCTATCACGGAAAATAAGCAATGGCCAGGTCTTAAACTTGTAGAAGGTATAAGCAGACGTAAATGGGTTGATGAGGACCAAGCTTCAAATGCAATCTTTGCTCGTTGTCCTGAGTTATCAGAAGATGAGATTTTCAATATGAAACTCAAGCCGATTACTTCTATTGAGAAGATAGTAGGCAAGAAGCGTTTTGAGGAAATTTTATCTGACGTGGTTGTAAAACCTCAAGGTAAACCTACTCTTGTACCGCTTGAAGATAAAAGACCAGCAATGGGATATAATCAAGCACAATTAGATTTTGCAGATAATGGAGAATAATGACTATTTGCCTGATTGGGCAATTATTGAAAAAAGTAATAACAACTAAAAATTAAAGTAAAATGGAAAATTCAACAAAAGTTGTAACTGGCAAAGTAAGATTTTGCTATGTGAATGTGTTCGAGCCAACGGCTATGAACGAAGATGATACTCCTAAGTATAATATCTGTATTCTTATTCCTAAAACAGATACTAAGACTTTGGAAAAGATTAACAAAGCTATTGAGGCAGCTAAGCAAGCAGGCAAAGCTAAGCTCGCAGATAAGAATGGCAAAATACCTTCAAACCTCAAATTGCCTTTGCGCGATGGTGACGATGAGCGTGGTGACGACCCTGCATTCGAAGGCATGTATTTCATCAATGCTAATAGCCAGCGTAAACCGAGCATTGTAGACAAGGAACTTAATCCTATTATGGAAAAAGAAGAGTTCTACAGTGGTTGCTATGGCCGTGCATCAATCAGCTTCTATGCTTTCAACGTATCATCAAAAGGTATCGCAGCTGGGCTGAATAATCTTCAGAAGCTCGAAGATGGTGAGATGTTAGCCGGCGGCTCTACTGCTGAAGAGGACTTTGGCGGTGAGAATGAATGGGATGATGAGTTGATGTAATTTCCTCTCTGCATCAGCAAGTATAGTAGTTTAATGGTAAAACCACAGAGCGCCATTGATTTGTGTGCCTGTTATGCGGGTTCGAGTCCCGCCTATACTCCTAATTTTATAATATCAAATTAAGAAATAATGGCGAAATATCTTTTCATAGACGTCGAAACATTTTCCTCAGTAGATATTAAAGACTCTGGTGCTTATAAATATATAGAGTCACCAGACTTTGAAATTCTTATAATAGGATATGCTTTAGATGATGGCCCGGTAAAGATAGTAGATTTGGCTCAAGGTGAAGAAATGCCTGAAGAGTTTGAAGAAGCTTTGCTTGACCCGGATTGTGTAAAAGTGGCACATAATGCAGTATTTGAGCGCTTGAGCTTTAAGCGTATAGGATATAATGTTCCAGCAGAACAGTGGTATTGTACCTCTGTAAAAGCTGCGTATTGTGGTTTACCACTTTCTTTGGACGGAGTATCAAAGGCTCTTAATCTTACAGATAAAAAGCTAGATACTGGTAAAGCACTTATTAAATACTTCTCATGCCCATGCAAAGCAACTCGAGTTAATGGCATGCGTACTCGGAATTATCCTGAGCATGCTCCTGAAAAGTGGGAAATGTATAAGGAATATAACAAATATGACGTACTTGCAGAGCGTGAGATATTTAAGAGATTAGAGGCATATATCATTCCTGATATTGAGCGCAAGATGTATGTGCTTGACCAGAATATAAATGATAGAGGTATTTTGGTTGATATGGAATTAGCAGAGTCTGCTATCGCAGTAGATAACACATATACTTCTATCTTAACGCAACATGCTCAACAGCTAACAGGGCTTGAAAATCCAAATTCACCAGTTCAAATTAGGCAATGGGTTGAAAAGACAACAGGATGTGTTGTTATGTCACTTTCAAAGGAAACAATGCCTGATTTAATGAAAGAGTTTGCAGATTATCCAGATGTTATCGAGTTGCTTAATATACGCAAAAAGCTCTCAAAAACGTCCATTAAGAAGTATTATGCTATGCTTAACTGTGCCATGAAAGACCATAGAGTCCGTGGTACATTTCAATTCTATGGTGCAAATAGAACTGGACGATGGGCAGGTAGATTATTGCAATTGCAGAACTTATCAAAAAATCATATATCACACATAGAAGTACCACGTGAAATGATTAGAGCCCGTGATTGGGAGTCAGTTGAGATGATGTATGATGATGTTGCAGATATTTTGTCTCAGCTAGTAAGAACAGCTCTTATAGCATCACCGGGTAAAGTATTTAGTGTTGCAGACTTCTCAGCTATTGAGGCACGTGTTATATCTTGGCTTGCAAACGAAAAATGGCGAATGGACGTATTCCGTGGAGATGGTAAAATCTATGAAGCTACAGGAGCAAAGATGTTTAATGTACCAATATCTGCTATTACAAAAGGTTCAGTACTTCGAGACAAATCAAAGATTTCAGAGCTTGCACTCGGTTATGAGGGCTCATTAGGAGCACTTAAGCGAATGGGTGGTGAACGTATGGGCTTATCAGATACTGAAATGATGAGCCTGGTGCGTAAATGGCGCTCGGCAAACCCTGCAATTGTAGATATGTGGAAAGAAATAGACGAAGCATCAAAAGAAACTGTCAGATACCAAAGACCAGTATCATGTACATGTAGAAATATAATTTTTGATTGTAATGGTGAGTTCATGACAATACAATTGCCATCTGGCAGAAAGCTATTCTACTATGGACCTAAATTCAAAGATAAGAAGATAGGCCGTTCTACAATGCCAACTCGAGTATTATGTTACCAAGGAGTTGTGCAAGAAACTAAGCAATGGGGCGAAATTGATACGTATGGAGGTAAATTAACAGAGAACATTGTACAAGCTATTTCAAGAGATTTACTTGGCAATTCTATGTTAAATCTTGAGGCTAATGACTATCATCCTGTGTGCCATATACACGATGAGGTTTTGTGTGAAGTCCCAGAAGAGAATGCTCAAGCATACTATGAAGAAATGGCAAGCATTATGGGTACTCCTCCTGAATGGGCATCAGACCTTCCACTAAGAGCAGATGGATATACAACACCATTCTACTTAAAAGATTAAAAATATGATTTGGCTGTGTTTATATATTGTTTACGCATATTATGCAAGTAGGTAAATTAGAATATGATGAAAATCTTAGCATAGCTATTGGAATGAGCGCTTCAAGTAAAGTATGGAAAAATACCAAAACTACTTGGAGCAATTTAGTTCAAAAGCTAGCTACTCCTGTAGTAACCGCTGAAACATATAAGCAGTTTATGAGTGCTACAAAAGAAGAGCAAAGTAAGATAAAAGATGTAGGCGGATTTGTAGGCGGATTTCTTACAAATGGTAGACGTGATAAAACAAATGTACTTTACCGCCAGTTAATTACATTGGATATTGACTTTTCTCATGAGAACTTTTGGTGGGATTTTACAATGTTATTTGATTGTGCTGCGGTTATACACTCAACTCATAAGTCGAGTGCCACAAAGCCAAGGCATAGATTGATAATTCCACTAGATAGAGAAGTATCACAAGAGGAATATCAAGCCATAGCAAGAAAAGTCGCCGGGGACCTAAACATTGATTTGTTTGACCAGTCGACTTTTGATGTGAATAGGCTTATGTTTTGGCCGTCTGTATCTTCAGATGCAGAGTACTATTTTGAATATCAAGATGGACCATTTCTTGAGGCCGATTATATATTAGGGCTATATAATGATTGGCATGATACGAGCGAATGGCCAACTGCTACAGATAGCACAGATGTAATAATGCAAGCTATCAAAAAGCAAGAAGACCCAGAAGATAAAAAAGGCATAATTGGTGTTTTCTGCCGTACTTATACTATACAAGAAGCCATTGAGACTTTTCTTTCAGATGTATATACACCAGCTGGAGAAGGGCGATATACGTATATAAATGGCTCTACAGCTGCGGGCTTAATAGTCTATGATGATAAATTTGCATATTCTCATCATGGAACAGACCCTGCTGGAGGTAGACTATGTAATGCATTTGACTTAGTTCGCATACACAAATTTGGCCATTTAGATACAGGCAAAGAAAAAGAAGACAAAGATAAAAAGAGCTTTAAGGCAATGGAAGAATTTGCCTCTAAGGACTCTACAACAAAAAAGCATATTGCTGAAGAAAAGTTTGCTGAAGCTAAATTCGAGTTTGCAGAAGAAGCAAAAGCAGAAGTTCCTGAAGAATATGATACTTCATGGACAGAAGAGCTTGACGCTAATACAAAAGGCGAATATGATAATTCTGCCAATAATTTGAATATAATAATTCAGCATGACCAATTCTTAAAAGATGTATTTAAGCTAAACATTTTTGATAATAAAAGATATGTTACACGTTCGTTACCATGGCGTAAAGTCGATATTGTGGAGCCTCTTCGTGATGTTGACTATTCTGGTGTTCGTAATTACATTGAGTGTGTTTACGGCATTGTGTCAAGTCAAAAAGTGGACGACGCGCTTGCGCTTGAATTTGAAAAGAAAAAGTTCCATCCGATAAGAGAGTATATATGTGCTCAAAAGTGGGATGGCATACCGAGAGTTAATACATTATTGATTGATTATTTTGGAGCAGAAGATAACGCTTATACTAGAGCCGCCATTAGGAAAACGTTGGTGGCGGCTGTTGCGAGGGTATTCGAGCCAGGTATTAAGTTCGACACAGCACTTATACTTGTCGGAGAACAAGGAACATATAAAAGTACTTTCGTTAAAAAGCTCGGCATGGAATGGTTCTCAGATACATTCACGACTGTGCAGGGCAAGGAGTCATTTGAACAGATACAAGGGGCGTGGCTGATTGAAATGGCAGAGCTTTCAGGTCTTAAGAAAGCAGAAGTAGAGTCAATCAAGCACTACATATCAAAAAGAGAAGATATGTTCAGGCCGGCGTATGGTAGAACAGTAGAAACATATAAGCGCCAGTGTGTATTTTTTGGTACTACTAACAATAAAGATTTTTTACGTGACCCGACAGGAAATAGACGATTTATGCCTATAGACGTAAGGCCAGAATATGCTACAAAGTCTGTAAATGATGACCTTACACAAGATGAAGTAAATCAAATATGGGCTGAAGCATATCAGTTATATTTAGCAAAAGAGCCTTTATACCTCGTTGGTGATGAAGATATAATTGCTAAGATTGAGCAACATAAACACTCAGAAGCAGATGAGCGAAAAGGTATTATTGAAGAATATCTTAATACTAAATTTCCAGATGATTGGGATAAAATGGACCTGTACGACAGAAGACGTTGGCTTGAAGACCCATTGTCTAAAAACGGTACAGTACAAAAAGATTTTGTCTGCATTGCTGAAGTATGGTGTGAGTGCCTTGGCAAAGATAAGACAGAAATGTCAAGATATAATACCAGAGAGGTTAATGAAATTCTTAGGTCATTGCCTGAATGGGAAGCTATAGCATCCACTAAGAACTTTCCTTTATATGGTAAACAGAAATACTATAAACGTAAAGATAGCTTATTATGATAGCAAATTTTTATAAAATGCAATACGGAAATTACCGTAATTCTGTGCTTCTTGTAACAAGAAATATAGAACATATTCCATCTGTCAAAACGGTTGTTATATACAATGGCCAAAAGTTTTGTGTTGACAGACTGGAATTTAATTTGGATAAGTGTGAGTATAACATTTATATGGCCAGGTTATGAAATATGTAATACTAAGAGTTGTATGCAAATTCTCTGATGGTTCTTTAAGAACAATAAAATATGATGAAAACCATGTAACAGAAGAGAATGCTTGCAATGATGTAGCCCAATTCAAGAAAAATCTTAAAGATAAGCTTAACCGGTCATTGCAAATACTTGGAGTAACTGTAAGTTCAATAAATTTAACTTATGAAGAAAGAGACGGTAGACAGTGAAAAAGTTGTAGAGCACAAATTGGTTGAGCTTGTTAAGATAAATGGTGGCATGTGTATAAAACTGCTGTGTGACCAACTTATAGGCTTACCAGATAGAATGTGCTTATTTCCAGGCCATAAAATAGTTTTTGTGGAATTAAAAACAACTGGACGAAAGCCTAAACGCATACAGGCATATATGCACAATAAGCTTAGAGCTTTGGGTTTTAGAGTTGAAGTAATAGATACGATAAAAGGCGTTGAACAATTTATAGATAGTATAATTTATGATAAGTAACATAGTTGCATTTATAATAGGTGCTTTGTTTGGTTTAGCTTGTTTAGCTATATTTAACAGTAACAAAAGATGAAAGAAACAGATTTACATAAATACCAATTAGCTTGCGTGCAGCATATAATCGAGCATCCATTTTGCGGTGTATTTGTAGATATGGGCCTTGGCAAAACCATATCAACTCTTACTGCTATAAATTATTTGATGTTTGATTATTGTGAAGTTAATTCTGTATTAGTTATAGCTCCAAAACGAGTGGCTGAGTCAGTTTGGCAAGAAGAAGCAGAGAAATGGGAACATACAAAGCATTTGCGCTTTTCTAAGATTATAGGTACTGCTAAACAGCGAATAGCAGCTGTTATGGAAACAAAAGCTGATATTTATATCATATCAAGAGATAATGTTGCATGGCTTTGTGCTTTATATGGCGGAGGCAAATTACCTTTTGATATGGTAGTAGTCGATGAGCTTAGCAGTTTTAAGTCTTATAAATCAGAGCGTTTTAAGGCATTACGCGGCGCAAGACCTTATCTTAAAAGGTTAGTAGGACTAACTGGTACACCCGCTCCAAATGGACTTATTGATTTGTGGCCTCAAATATATCTTATGGATAGAGGCGAGCGCCTTGAAAAGACAATATCCAGATATAGAGAAAAATATTTCCGCCCAGGCCAAACGAATGGTCATGTCGTATATTCTTATGATTTGATGAGTGACTCAGAATATCTCATTCACAAGAAAATAGAGGACATTTGCATAAGCATGAAAGCCGATGATTATCTTGAAATGCCGTTTAGGACAGATAACTATATAAAGCTTAGAATGCCTGAAGCTCTAAAGAAGCAATACGATGACTTTGAAAAGAATAAAGTGCTTGACTTAATAAGTGCTACTGAAACGATTGAGCAAGAAGACGAAAATGGTAATTCAGTATTTGTTGAAAAGCCTGTGGAAGTAAACGTAGTCAATGCCGCTGCCCTTTCAAATAAATTACTTCAATTTGCTAATGGAGCTATATATGATGAAGAAAGAAATGTGTTTCCAATTCATGATATTAAGCTTGAAGCTCTTAAGGAAATAATCGAAGATGCAAATGGCCAATCTGTACTTGTGGCATGGACCTATCAGTTTGATAGAGATAGAATTGTTAAGTATCTTAAAAAATATAAGCCAAGAGAGCTTAAAAACAATAAAGATATTGAAGACTGGAATGCTGGTAAAATACAAGTTATGTTGGCACATCCAGCATCAGCAGGTCATGGGCTTAATCTTCAAGCAGGAGGTAGCATAATAGTTTGGTTTGGGCAAACATGGAGTCTTGAATTATATCAGCAGTTTAATGCTCGATTATATCGCCAGGGACAGCAAAATCATGTTGTTATAAACCATTTAATTTTGCAAGGCACTCATGATGAAGATGTAATCAGAGCACTTAAAGCAAAAGATAAAAAGCAAAATGCCTTAATGGATAGTATAAAAGCAAAAATCGACAAATATAAAAAATATATGTAATATGGGAAGAAATGGTAAAAAAGCTCCAGTATTTCTGGAAATGGTAAAATTTGTTAACGATAATGTTGGCAAAGTAGTAAGTTCAAAAGAAATTTTGCTTGGTAAAGAGCCAGGTAGAAACTCAGAAACCGCGTATCTTTATAAGTTTGTAAAACTTGGATATGTAGAGCCTGTAGACGATAATAGCTTTGTGAAAGATAAAACAGCAAGCTTTAAGGTGATAAAAGAATTTCCTAAACATTACAATTCTGTTATGTTTATGGATGAACTGAGAGTGGCAAATGGGTATATACCAGATAATCATAAACGTAAAGTATATTGATATGAAAGCAACAGATGTACAAATAGGTGGTAGTCATTATAAAGATATGACTATGCAACCAATAGAGCTTATAACTGCTTTAAGATGCTCTTTTATACAAGGATGTATTATAAAATATATTAGCAGGTATAGAGCTAAAAATGGAGCGCAGGATATAAAGAAATGTATTCATTATGCTCAGTTAGCTATTCAATTAGGAGATAAAAGAAGATGCAATGATAAAACTCTCTCTCTTAACATAAATAAGTTTATTATTAAAAATAAACTGACGATACTTCAGCGGAGAATTATTACTCAAACTGCATATAATAATTATGAGCAAGTTATTCAATTTTGCAAAGAATTACTGCAAATAGAATATCCAGAAGAGCAATAAAATCTGGCCAAGTTAAGAAGTGTTAAGTGAGTGCATTTTATAATGAAAAAATTTTCTATTCTCGGAGAAAATTAGTATATTCGCATATCTAAATAAAGATAATAAAATGGACAAGAAAAGAACTTTTCAGCAAATAGCCAAAGATATAAAGTCAACATGGCTTAATGTATATTTTGGCGCAGTGCCTTATTTAGAGGCAATGTTAACACTTAATACTTCAGACCCGAATGCTATGTATTTTTATGATACTGCAGGAGATATTGTTAGATATTTCTTGGCAAATGCACAAACATTTAGGGGTGCCGATGCAAAAAGATTAAAAGCAGAACTAAAATCAATGCTGTAATGGGCGAGATACTTAAACTGTTAAAAGAGAATAACGAAATGCTTGAGAATAATCCAGAGTTAAAATATAAAATAATAAATAGTTTTAAATCATGAGTAATATATTAGAACAAGCAAATCAGATTGTGAATGAGCGCTCAGAGGAAAAAGAGCGTCAGTACGGGCCTTTTAAGGCATCAATGGAAAGAGCGGCAGCTCTTTATAACTTGATGTCGCCTAAAGACCAGCAAATAACAACCGCTGGTATGTATAGAGCTATGATAGCTCTTAAGTTATCGCGTGAGGCTTATGCGCACAAAGAGGATAATCTTCTTGATGCGATTGCTTATATGGGCTCTATGAATGACTACTTAGAAGAACATAAAGAAATTTTTAATGACAAATAATCATGAAGCAGTTTATTAAAAATTTTTTAATAGGTTTATGCCTTGCACCTATAGCAACAGTGATAGCATGTGTAATGATTTCGCCTATATTTATTATGATGTATGTGCATAGCGAATGTATACAAGGGCTACTACTGTTAGTATATATGGCTTTATTATTTGCCGCCATTGTGTCGACTATTAACAAACTATCAAAAAAATAATAAAGAACTTAGAGATAAAATTAAAAATAATTATGGCAAAAGTTTATAACACAACAGACCTCAGACCAGACCAGGCGTTTGAGCGTCATGTATTCCACAGAGACCAGTTTGCGCATTATTTGCGTTGGACTCACATTTTGAAAGAAGCCAAGATAGGTGAATCTATCGTTGATTTTGGTTGCGGGACTGCTAATTTACTTGAGGTGTTATACCGAAACAAATTTAAGCAGAAAGAGTATATTGGTATTGATATTCGCGAAAAAACAATTCAACAAGCTGCTGAAAAGTATGCAGATGTACCTTGGGCTCATTTTTATGTAGCAGACCTTGTTAAAAATTATATGGATTTTAGCCAATTTAATGCTGATAAGGTTTGTGCGTTTGAAGTACTTGAGCACGTAGGCAAACAAAATGCTCATAAGTTCCTTGAGAACTTTAAGGCCTGTGGTAATAACAATGCTACTTATTACCTTTCAACTCCGAACTATGACCCATCTGTAGGAGCAGCTGGTAATCATACTTATGACTCAGGTGATGGCCGTGGAGTTGATGTGCAAGAGTTTGACCATTGGGAACTTGAAGGCATATTGCTGAAACATTTCAACATAGTAAAGAAGTTCGGTACATTTGCTTCAGCTAAAGACTATAAGCCACTGATGAATGATTGGCAGCAGAAAATGTTTGATGCTCTTAAAGAGTATTATGACTCAAACCTCATTGCCAATATCATGGCTCCTATGTTCCCGGATGCTTCACGCAATACTCTTTGGGTATTAAAGCGTAAACCAGGAGACGTAAAGACTGTAAAACCAATTGAAAGTAACAACGATTTATTTTAACCAGATATGAAAAAGTTAATTTCAGTAACTCCAAGAGAGTTTAAACGCAACTTCAATGAAGTAATGGAAATGTGCACAGATATGTGCATGACAACCAATCAGGAGATTGTTATCACTGTTCCTACGAGCAGAAAGTCAAATACTCATGCAGAAATAGCCAAGCTTATTCCTGTAGAAGGAGGTATTAAGCATGAGTACAATAAAGAACTTATGGATAAGCATGGCATTAACGCTTCTAATCCTAAGCTTTCAAAAATTGGAGCTATCATGGCTGATGCTTTTGAAAAAGAAGGAGTTTACAGCCTTATAAGTCCAGAAGTTGAACATAGACTTGCTAGAGCTGTAGAAACAGCAGCTAAGGAACTCATTGAAATAATGTAACCATGAAATTTGCAAAAATAAGAAATGTAAAGTCCCCTGTTCGTGGGACTGGTAAAGCAGCAGGAATTGATTTTTTCGTTCCTAACTTTGGCAGTAACAAAGGCTTTATTGTAAATCCAGGAACTGATGTTTTGATACCATCAGGTATTAAGATGGAAATTCCAGAAGGATATATGCTTATGGCAGCCGATAAATCAGGAGTTGTAACTTCTAAATGGGCTTGCCTTGGAGCTGGTAGAACACCGAAAGCAGAAGCATTTGAAAGCATCGTTATCCTCGGAGCCAAGATTGTAGATGAAGATTACCAAGGTGAAATTCATATACATGTTGTTAATGTCGGCAAAGCCAAGGTCCACATTAAGCCAGGTATGAAAATAGCACAATTTATTCTTGTGCCTGTATCGTATGAAGGCCTTGAAGAAGTTTCTGAGTCAGAGCTTTTCAGCCGTTCATCCGAGCGTGGCGATGGAGCACTCGGGTCTACTGGGTCATACTAAGGATTGATTTTCACATTATTCTCGCGCGCAATATCGCGCTTTAAGTACATGAATGATTGAATAATAATGGAATAATAAGCGTGCTCTAGAACGCGCGAGAATATATAAACTTTAAGCACATGAAACAGCTCAAGAAGAAAACAGTTGAAATTCCACAAGTCATTTATACAGACCAATTTCTTAGATTTGTGGCTGTTTATGCCAACAGGTTTAAGGCTACAAATGGGTATGGTAGATGGCTTGCTGAATATAGACGAATGGATGAGCATGGATGGTTTAAGCCAGAAAAGTTGAGAGAGCTTTACATAGATATATTAAAAGATACAAGTACTTTATCTTATATATACTGGGATGCGGTACATTATATTTGTATACAAGCTCTTGATGCCGCTAAGGCTTTTGTATCAGCTAATTCATTTGAAATAAGAGTAATTACTGGCGAAATAGCATTTGACGATGACGACGAAGAACTTACAGGCTTATCTATGGAAGAAGCAATAAGTATTTGCAATGCCATGAATGAAGAAGCTGAAGAATTGTTGTTTAGAGTTTATAACAGCAGCACCAATAAAATAGTTAAATGATATGGCAAAGTATATAGAAGATGAAGTTCACATTGAAAGTCCGATGGATTTAGAAGCTGAATTATGTAAATATAATTGCAAAACTGAAAAAGAACTTGATGAGCTTCTTTGGTATGATTATGGAGTTGCACTTATATTAGATTATAAAAAAGAGAATAACGTATGAATATAGCTTATAAAAATGCAACAGAAGCCTTTGAGGATTTATATGGTTTTATAATGGGCCAAGGAGTAAATACTAATGTTGGAACAAAAGCTGTTTACAATGTTGGTTTTTATTTACTTAATCCTCAGCAACGCATCATAACAACAGAATGGCGTAAATTCAGTGAACGATATGCAGAGCGCGAATATGCCTGGTATATGTCATGTGATAGGAGTGTAGCTGAAATTAAAAAGCATGCTCCTATATGGGATAAAATGCATGGTGGAGATAACATTGTCAATTCTAATTATGGATGGCAGTGGACTCGCAATCACCAATTGGCAAAGTGCATTAAACAGCTTAAAGAGAATAAAGATACTCGTCAAGCTTGGTTTACTATATTTGATGGCAAAGAAAAAGATGACTATGAGTATGATACGCCTTGTACATTATCAGTCGGATTTGATATTAAGCCTCAAATAGGAACTCTTGATATGTGCGTAACTATGCGAAGCAATGATTTGGTTTATGGTTTTTGCAATGACCAGTATTGTTGGACAAAGCTTCAACAATTAGTTGCAGATGAGCTCGGTGTGCCAATAGGCACTTATTACCATTTTGCTCATGATTTGCATATATATAAGAGACATTTCGATATGCAAGAAAAGTATTATAAACAACAACTTAAAAACTTATAAAAATGAAGCTGGAAGATTTAAAAGTTATTGATATTATTCAAATGCCTCAGTTTGAAAAGCATATTGAGGCTTTGATTAAGGATTTGGACCTAACTCGTACAAAGATTATGAATGAGCATCCAGGTGTTAAATTCAAAAGAGGCCCCGTCGAAAGATTACAGGAGAAAAAGGTATTTGGACCTAAAGCTCTTGCTGCTCTTTACGCGAAAGTAGTCGATAAGACTATAAATACAAGCGAATATCCTTCTACACTTAGAACTTTTATTAAAAGAATAGGTGATAAAGCTTTTCATAGGACTTATGTTGAATTAAAGCAAGCAGAAGATGAACAATCCAATAAGGGAGATAATAAAGAGCAATCTGCAGAAATTGAGCAAAGATGAGTTAGTTGATGCACTGGCTGATGTTTATATGGCATGCCCTCCATTTAGTATAGCGAATATGCTAAGTAACGTACAAGAAATAAAAAGTCCTATAAAAGAAGCTATAAACCAGCAGGCAAATATGCAGCGCGTAAATGCACAATTTGCAGAAATAAAACAACCATTAAGTATATTAGAAAAATTATGGAAACAACATTGCATGAGATATTAGCATTGGTTCTTTTTAGCTCAGGAATGTTTAGCTTGGGTATGAACGCAGGAAAGTATTTATATAAAAAAGGATTATGGAAATGAAAAAGGTACTTAAATTTTTATGGAGACGTGTAGGTGTACTTTATTTCCCTATATATCTATTGGCCTGGGTATTGCATAAAATAGCAAGGCTCATGCTTGCAATCGCATATTTTGGATTGCTTAACAAGCAAGCTGGAAAAGATATAATCAAGTCATTATTTAAGTGGCATGGAAGATATTAAGCAATATGGAGACTTAACCGAAAAGGAACTCTTTGAATTTCTCGATGAAATTAAAAGCGATGATGAGGATATTCAAGAGGCTCAATCTGAGGCAATTGAAAAAATTACCTTGGAAGAAGAGCATGTTGAATTATCTGAAGAAGAGCAGGAAAACAGAGAGATTGAAGCTAGATATGGAGATAAAATGCCATGGACAGGCTTAGGTCCAAACAATTGCCAAGGTGTAAAACTGTTTGGACCTGAGGGGCAGCGCAGAGCTGCAATGGCTAGCATAGAAGCTAAAAGGAAAAAGTCTCAACGGCTTAAAGAAGACAGAATACGTATTCAGCGTGAAGCTTTCAGGCAAGAATATATACGCCTGAGTGACCCTATAGGAAATGAAAGGATTAAGCTGTTAGTTTCATCACTTGTTAAAGAACACACAAGAATGGTTGATAAATACTCAACTTATATAAACAAGCGATTAACTACTTTACTTAATCCTTTTATCCCACGTAGGTTAAGAATATGTAAAAGCTTATATCCTGACTCAATTCGTCCATGCCCTGGCTTTTTATATAAAGCAAGTGAGGAATACGGTGCTGGATTAACTTTTTGGGCAATGCCTAATATTCCATATTATTTTGCTCAAAATACAGAGCAGAAAGTTCTTATGGAGCATAAATCACCATTCTTGGTAAATGTGGACCAGTCCATAAAGTTCTATCATGAGCATCTTAAAAAAAGAGCGGACAAAGAGCTTAAATATGTTTCTTTAATATACCAAAAAGGCGTATATTCATACTTTGACCTGTTAAGGCTTAATCCATTTTGGTATGAAGTTCTATATAACGATTTGCAAAACAAAATTAAAGAAATGGTATGAAAAGTAATAACACTAAATTAGCATTGCCAAGAATTTTAATCTATCAAGATGAAGACTGTAAAATCCTGGTAGATTATTTGGTATATAACGGCTTTCAAGTAATAACCTCAACTGAGAATGATATACTAATCAAAATCAGAGAAAAGAATTATGACTTATGCATATTAAGCCATTATAAAACAACAGATGCCTCTATGAGGCTAAAGCCATTAAAATTTTTGCGCAAATCAGATGATAAAATACCAGTAATAATGGTATCAGACAAGGCCCGATATGGGTATGTTATTGAAGCATTCGATGAAGGTGCAGATGATTACGTTATAAGGCCATATAACATTGAAGAGCTTATAAGAAGAATAAAAGCTGTTTTGAAAAGATGTGGTGTGCGAGTAAGAAGTATAGAGCCATCTTATGAGATAGGCGATTACCTGTTTAATACAGTAGATAAAATTCTTACTATAGGCAATGTAAAAACACAGCTTAATAATAAACAAAGCCAAGTTCTTGCTTTATTATGTGCCTATAAAAACGAAACATTACCCAAGAAAATACTTATGCAACAAGTATGGACTGATGATAACTACTTTAATAAACGTAGCTTAGATGTCCATATATGCGTGCTGCGAAATATGCTTAAAATGGATAACCGAGTAGCTATAGAAACCATACGAGGAGTCGGTTATTCTCTCGTTATAGAAGAAGATGAAAGCTTAATGTAAAAAAAGCAGACTACTTTTCTGTAGTCTGCCTTATATTTCTCTCGTTCACTTGTTAAGCTACACGCTTTTTAAAATTCTTCAAAAAATACAAGCTCATTTTTCCTGTCACAAAATCCTCATCTTGATTGCCTGTATGAAAACACTTAAGGCCATATTTATTGGTATAAACCTTAAAATCACCGCGTAATTCTCTCGTTCCAGTTTGGTTATTAAACCACCACACTCTAATATGATTTGCATCAAGCCATTTTATTTGCTGCTGAATATATTTGGTAAGGTCCTCATATTCATCATAATCGGCTTGGTCTTCAACATACGGAACAAAAGTACATTCTATAAGGTCTGAGTCATCAACTGCTTTCCAATCATCTTCTATATAAAAATTATTGGAAAACATTTCAGATACCTCATTGGCTTCTTCCAAATTGTCTTCGTCTAATGGCTCTTCGCCATAATACAAAAAGCAAAAAGCATCATTTGATATTTGCAAAGTCTGCTTTTTGCTGTAATCTAAAACAAAATTACTCATTTATTCTCCCGTTCTATAGTTTCATGATATTTCTTCTCAAGCTCCGCTATTTCATCTAAAGCAGCTTGAGGCTGAACTAATTGAACAGCGATTGGCAGTTCATTTTCTTCTTGCATTGCTTGAACTGACTGAGAGCCATCAAGCAAATTCTCTTGCTGTACCTCTTGGGTATTCTCTTGTTCATTTATTTCCATATTGCAATTATTTATTTTTGTTCAACATTTCTCTCGTTGGGCCTTGTGATATTCTCCTGTCCAATTGTGGCGGATATTCTCTCGGCCATTTCCTCTGTTAACTCCTGTACCACACTCGGGGTCCAATGTGGACAATTGCTGCATAGTCCACTGTGCACACGAGCTACACAGCTTGTATACTCAGGCATAAGCTGTTTAATCATAATGGCCATGCGGCTTTTATGTGTTCTAGTGTGTAACATTTTTTAACAGTTTTACTTTTGTTCTTTTATAAGCTAAAGTACAAAATAATCTTGATATAAATCACTGTTTTACAGACTTTAACATAAAAATTTTTCACTGGTTTATTGCAGCTTCAAAATAAAAATATAGAGCTCTAAATGCCTCGAAAATATATAAAATTTCATTATTCTCGTTCATTCTCTCCTCATTTCTTTTTATAGATTTAGTTTACTATTATTCTCAAATAAAAGTGTCCTAGAAGCCAAGAAAATGAGTCAACTTTTTAGCCATAAATTTAACAGCTATTTATATAACTGCTTGGTGGCTTAAAGCTCAAGAAAGTCCATGCCTCAATTCATATTATAGACTTTATAAAAATACGTTGATAGATACATTTCTTTTAACCTCTATCGCGTCGAATTGAGTTAACCCATATTATAGTACACCTAAAGCCTAAAAGTGTCCTAGAACGCGAAAGAAGCATGCTTCTATGAGTTTACATATTTTAACATAAATCGCAATAATACAAAAATAGCCGCATATTTAGATATACAGCAAAAAAAAGAGCCGCCTCTTTCGAGACGGCTCCATGGGAGAAACGGTGTCAGGTGGCTGTGTTATGCAAGTGACTCCTCTTCGGCTGTAGTCTCAGCAGGAGCTTCGGCAGTTTCTCCATTTGCCTGACCGGCGAAATATTCATCCAGCTCCTTCTTTGCATCCTCGAGCTGTTTCTTTTTGGCTTCCAGCTCTTCCTGAGCTTTCTGCAGCTTCTCCTCTGCCTTCTTCACATTCTCCTCGCAGCGAATTACGCGGTCCTGAGGAGTAAACGGAGTGCGGGTTGCTGCTGCCTCACGGCGCTCCAGATACTTGGCATTGAGCTGTGCGCCTTCTTCGTCGAACTCTTCGGCAATCTTAATGCCCCCGGCTTTCACAACCTTGTGCATAGTCTTCGTTGCGAGCGGATTGCCTTCGATAGGAGCCGGAACTGAAATGCGGTAGAGCAAGCGCTGAGCTCGTTTGTCAGGCACGATTGCCACGATACGGCCAACTACCATTTCGATATGCTCTTCACCGTTTTCGTCTGTAGTACGGTATTTCTCAAATTCTACCGTTTTACCTATGTTGCCGATAACTTCGTTAACCTCTTCGGCAATTGCTTCCGGCGTCCATTCAACTTTGTCTGCCGGGTCTTTTGCTTTGCGAGCGCGGGCTTTCTTCTCCGGCTCAACGACTTCGTCCAGAATGCGAACAAGATTGCTGTCGTGTACCTTAATGATGCGGCGTCCGTCGTCTGTCTTGATTGCATAGAGCACCTTATTGCTGCGCTTCTCTTCAATCACTCCGGCAATATAGCCGTCAACCCATTCTGCGGTGTTAAAAGGAACTGCCTGACAACGGTGGTTAACATTCTTCTTCAGCTCTTCGGCCAGTGCATGACGGTCCTCATCGGTCATCTTTGGCTCTTTCTCCTGAGTTGCCTTGCTGCCATTGTAAAGCGGGTTGAGTCCGCCATTCTCTTCAGCTGCCTTGATAGCTGCTTCTTCCTCAGGGCTGAGCTGAGTTTCTTCTTCACTTGCAGGAGCGGCAGGAGTTTCTTCTGCGGTTGCCTCAGGAGCTGCAGGAGCAGCGGGGGTCTGAGCCTGTTCACGAGCTGCGAGTACGGCCTCGATAGCCTTCTTGTCTTCGTCACTTGCTGTTGCCAAAAGAGCGTTCAGCTTCTTCGTTGTCATCTGCGAAAATTTCTTTGTTGCCATAATACTGTAAATTTTGAATTGTTATTAAAATGTTATTGTTTAATTTTGATATTACAAATATACTATGTTTTTTTGAATTATTGAGCCGCTTTGGGAACTTTTTTCCAAGTTTTATGTTAAAAAATATCAATTGAGTTTCTTAAACGGCCCTAAGAGTCCGAGAGTACTTATATTATATCCCTCCTTGCCAAAGAATTTGAGTGCCATATTAGCCAATTTCGTTGTCCCTAAGGCATCCGAAGACGCTACTATGATAGCTACACAACCCTCATCATTGAACACAATAGCACAATCCGAAATGGCTTCTATGAAGTTCTCCATACTGTCCAAATTCTCTCGAGTGGCCTCAACTTCAAGCCTATAAACCGTTACAAACATTTCATTTCTTGCCATGTTATTTAGCTTTTACGGTTTTGTAGCTCTTGCTTACCTCTACGCTGAACACACCATGCCAAAGAGCAAATCGAATCGCTGTTTCTTTATTGTCCTGTTCAACTGCAATTGTCGGTGTCAAAAACAATGTTTTTGATTTGGTTGCTGAAAATTTCATTGTTACCATATCACTGTAATGTTTTATTGTTATATGTGCCCGGCAGGAGAGTCGAACTCCTGTACGTCTAACCCGGGCGAACGGCTCCGGCGTCCCACTGTCGTGGAACAACCGGCTCCGGCGTCCCACTGTCGTGGAACAACCGGCTCCGGCGTCCCACTGTCGTGGAACAACCGGCAATCCGTTTTATCGAATATTTATGCCGTTCTCGTCTACTGTAATTACCTCAACCAGTATTGCCTTGCCAGGTATTTCTCTTGTTTCGGTAATTTTCTTGCCGTCCTCTTCACGCTCTACTGTCTCCTTTTTCGGTTTGTCCTCTTTGTAGATACAGTAAGTATGTTCGTAGTAGCCGCGCAAATCGTCGCGTTTTGCCGCATCCTTGATACACTCGAGGATATTTTTCTCGGCATAGTAGTGGCACTCACTGGCAAACATTCTCTCGCCGGTTATTTCCTCGTTGTCAATTCTTATTTCTTCTGTTTCCAACATACTGTTTGGAATGTTCGTCAATACGAAACGATAATTTCTGTTTACTTTCATTGCTGTAATGTTTTATTGTTATTATTTATTTTATCTAAGCAAATATACTAATTATATTTGAATCGGAAAAACTTTTGAGCAACTTTTTGGGTTAAATTTTGTTTGTTATCTCAGTTGTTTCGTTCGTTATTTCCGATATGCAAATATACAAATAATATATGAAACACGAAACTTTTTGGCATATTTTTTTCAGGTTGTTTTATAGGTGCTAAAAAAATAACATAGGAAAATTCTCAGGCTTAAGTTGTGTTAAATCAGATGGTTGTTAACCACATTTAATATTCTGGCAGTTAGCCAAGTAGCATGTACAGTAAATTTCAATATGGTGAAATATAGCGAGTTAGGAAATGTTAAATTTACGTTAAGAATTGTGGCTCAATTCCTGTGTGGCTGTGAGCTGGCTCAATTCCTGTGTGGCTGTGAGCCGGCTCTGGCCAGAATGATTGTGGTACCACAGTGGCTCCGTGGCTTAATCTAACATTTCTTAACCTGTTCTGAGCCTCTCAGCCATATAAACTATCATCGCAAGGATTTGAACGCGATACGGGTCACGAGATTGAGCCAAACAGACTCATAGCTATTCAATTCATTTGTTAAAGCCTGTTAACACGCCGGCTTAAAGCCTGTTAACACGCCGGCTTAAAGCCTGTTAACACGCCGGCTTAGAGGCTCGCAGGCCAATTGTTAAAGCCTGTTAACACGCCGGCTTAGAGGCTCGCAGGCCAATTGTTAAAACGTGTTGGTGCGAGTTAGGCCCCTGGCGCGGTGCCGGCGTGCCCCCTATATATAGTACATAGAGCCATGTCCATAGGCAGAAAAATTTTTTGGCTTCAAATCATTCTCGCAAATTGCCATCAAATCAAAATTCGCAAAGGCCGCCTTTAAGGCTCAGAAATAATTTTCAAATAAACAAAATAAACATTTGAAAACCGAGGCATGTTTCTAGATAAGTGATTGATTTTCAATAATATAGCCCATTTATAAACAAGTAAACAATAATATATATAAATCACTAAAATAGAATTGTAGATAGTGAATAGTTAAATGATATAAATAATCGCTTAACATATCACATATTAAACATAAAAGTAATTCTATTCCCGGGATTGAATATTTAAGCCACATAGACTCTTTTCACTAATGCATTTTTCATAAATATATTGATTTTCAATCGGTTATATTCAGTGAAATAGAAACATGATTGTTTACAGGCTCAACTCTATTTCACTGAATAGCTAGTGAAACGTGAAGCATTACAAATTATTTTCCATATTGGTAAATCAATTCACTGATATAAAAAATGTTAATTTCTCATTTCCTGCGTGATTTTTATTCCGCGAGAATTTTCACCTATCAGTTTTTATTAGTATATTTGCAAAGTAATAAAAAACTATATTTATGATACGCATAGGTAAATACAAGTATTTGGTAGATTTACAAGAAAATGCCAATTTACAGTCTACAAGCGCATTTTTCATACTTGAATTTGAGTATGATAATAAAGTATACATAGGCTGGACAGGAGAAAGAAGAACTTTCACTGTTAAAAACAAAATAGAGAAACTTATATATAACGTATTTCATAATGCAGCCTGGCCAAATAAAAATAATCCTGACCTGGTAAAAGCTATAACTGAAAGCAAATATATAACAGTATCCACAGAAGAAATTCCTATGGACCTAGACCTAATGAGTGTATACCTAAGAATGTATGAATTGATAGATGAATATATAGCTTATGCTCCCTATGGCCACAACATAATAAATAGCTTAAATAAATGTGCAGCAGAAAAAGCCGTCATACCAGGATATGCAGCAAAATGGGGAATACCAGAAACCATATATAGAGCTGGTACAAATAGCGTTCGTAGCTATCCGCATAGAGCCGTTTATCAATATAAACAAATGACTGATAATCTATATAAGCTCTATAAAAAATGGGACTCCATAAGAGAGTATATAGAAAGTGTGGCTCCAATGAAAATAAACCCAAGCGCGATATATATGTGTTGCAATGGCCAACGTAGAATTGCTTATGACTGTATATGGAGATTTGATGGAACAGAGGAAATAATTGAAATTGCTCCAGATATGAGAAAAGTAAAAACTAAAGAGGCTGCCAACATAGAGAAAGATGCAGAAAATAGAGTAGCTAAGTTTATGGCCAAACAAGCCAAGATAGCAAATAAGTTAGAAACTGGTAAATCAAGAATACTCAAATAATATGAAAACAGATAAAATAGCACAGAAATTAGCAGATATATTGCCAGATAGGCCAGTAGTTCCCGGAATGTCTAATCCAGACACATCCAAACTTGTAGAACAAGAGGCCACGCGCATCAAATCAAAACAAGATGCAAAGGAATTGGCTCGTATTAAGTATCTTGAAAAGCAGAAACTTAAAAATCTTCAAGCTAAACAAGAAAAACGTCAATTGCTAGCAGAAGAACTCGGCGTAGAAGAAATACCAGATGGCCAAACTGAACTTCAAGCCAAACGCATCGTAGAGCAGCAAAAACGAGTTGAGGCTATTGAGGCACTTGAGGCTCAGACTGTAGAGCCGCTTAAAGCAACTGAGTTAGCAGAATGCCATGACTCGGGCAAAGGCTCATATTCATCAGCTATACGCTCAGCACTTCAGTTACAAGGAGCATCAAGGCCTGAAATAACAAAGCTTCTTACTAGCCTTAATATCAATTTAAGTGTTCAGCTTACAAAGCAGGACACGGCCAATTTATTGGCTTGTCTATTAACGTGCAATGAGGCTCAATTGGCTGCTCTATATAATAATAAGAAAATACCAATTGTTATCAAAACAGTTATAAAACGCCTACAAGAAGATGCAAAATTGGGTAATATAGAAACGGTTGAGAAGCTTTGGGACCGGGTATTTGGAAAAGGTCAAATGCAGCTTAATCTACCTGAGCAGCAACAACTCCAAACAGGCATTATTCCTAATGTGCCTGTAAGTCGTGAAGCATATTTGATTATACGTGAAAACTTAATAAAGTAAAATATAGCAATGAAGTCACTTAAAGAAATGCAAGAAACAGCATTAGATGCCACAAAGCCCGGAACTGTAAATCCTGTAGAAATGTTACGTCTTGAGGCTTTGACGTCATTTGAAAAGTATACTAAACTAATGTTTAAAGCCCAATATAAGCGCTCATTCATTGTAGCCGAGCACCACAAAAAGATATTTGAAGCCTTGCAAGATGTCGTGGATGGCAAAATTACACGCCTTATTATCAATATCGCGCCACGATATGGTAAATGCCACTGTCTATCAGATGAAGTATTTACCTATGAAGGTCTTAAACAGGTAAAAGATGTAAAAGTTGGAGATTTTGTATACTCATTTAGAAATGGAAAAGTGGCTCTTAATAAAGTATTAGCCACTGAGCCTGCATATAAAGATACATACACAATAAAAATGAGGTCAGGTAGGTCAATAACTGCAAGTTATGACCACCCAGTTCTTACACCATTTGGCTATGTAGAACTCAAAGACCTTAAAGCCGGCGACAGAATACAGGCTCTGTGTGCAGAAATTGATACAGAATATGAAATAGATGATAATGAATTGCTTTTAGCTACTCTGCTTATATTTGAAGGCAAATGCGGAGACGCAAGTATTGCGTTTGCTAACATGGATTCGAAAGTAGTTGAAATTGCTAAAAAAGCAGCTACGCACTTTGGGTGTGAAGTAAAACAATATAAAGGAGCAAAGCCATTTGAGTATTGGATAACAGGCGGATATTCAGGAGGCGTTTGTCAAATGCTTGTAAAAAATGGCCTATTTGGCCATAGAGCCTATGATAAGCGAATACCCAGAAATTGGTTTGGCTTATCTATGAGGCAGAAATATATGTTTATAGATATGATGATAGCTACAGATGGAGCTATAGATATTAGGTCAGGACAGATTGTGATTGGCTTAGCTAATAAAGGTCTTATTCAAGATATACAGCATTTATTATCTACAATGGGAATAGCATCTACATATAATTACTATCCCAATGAGCATGCAGGAGTATGGGCTTTAGCTATACCGAGACAGTTTGCACAAAAACTTTATCCGCATCTTACATTTTACGGAAAAGCAGAAACAGCAAAAGCTATATTCGCTAAGCCAGCTAAATCCTATATAGATACGTACCCGTATGATATTATAAGAAAAGAAAAGCTTACTTATAAAACTTTACATGGACCAATCAGATGTTCTTCTAATAAAAATATAACAAGAGAAAAATTTGAAAGACTAGTAGCTTTATATCCACAGTTAAGCAAATACTTGTGCGATGATTTTTACTTAGACGAAATTGTAGATATAGAATTTTCTGGCATGCAAGAACTTAGACATCTTGAGGTAGAAAATGACCATAACTTTATAGCCAATGGGCTTGTATCACACAATACAGAATTGGTTATCAAATCATTTATAAGCTGGTGTTTTGCCTTAAATCCTCGGTGTCGATTTTTGCATTTGTCTTATTCAGATATACTTGTGAATGACAATTCAGATACCGTACGTAATATAATGAGTGAAGAACTATATAAAATGCTCTTTCCTAATTCAGCTCTTGCATCTGAGAAAGGCTCGGCTAAGAGATGGAAAACTAAAGCAGGCGGAGAACTCTATGCAGTGTCAACACAAGGCCAGGTCACAGGTTTTGGTGCTGGAGCAGTAGATGAAGAAATAGATAAAATGGACGGAGGCAATGACATATTTGTATTTGATGACCATACAAATGAAATGCTTAAAATGATAGATGCAAAAACCAATATATTTCAAGGCGCAATTATGATTGATGATCCACTGAAAGCCGACGATGCGGCATCTGACCTTATACGAGAACGCATAAATCAGCGTTTCGAAAATACAATACGTAACCGTGTTAACTCACGCAGGACACCTATCATTATTATAATGCAAAGATTGCATGAGCATGACCTCTGTGGCTATTTACAAGAGATAGAGCCAGATACATGGACTGTTTTATCACTTCCAGTTATACAAACAGACCCTGAGACAGGAGAAGAATATGCTCTTTGGCCAATGAAGCACAATCTTGAGGAGCTATATAAACTACGAGAGATTAACCCGGTAGTATTTGAGACGCAGTATATGCAAAATCCAATTCCTACCGAGGGCCTTATGTATCATGAGTTTAGAACATATCAAAATATAGAATTGCCATCTGGTCATGAGGCTTCACAAAGATGGTGCTATGTTGATACTGCTGATACTGGTTCTGATTATCTGTGTGCAATTTGCTTTATAAACACTCCAGAACTTATATATGTTATAGATATATTATACACGCAAGAGCCAATGGAAAAAACCGAAGTATTATTGGCCAAAATGCTCACAGAAAACAGTATATCTGAATGCTTAATAGAGTCCAATAATGGTGGTAGGCAATTTGCTAGAAATGTAAAATCTAAAGTAAGAGCGGGGCTACATAATTTCAAAACGGTAATACATACTTTTACGCAGACAAAAAATAAGGCCGCTCGCATTTTTTCAAATTCAGCCCTTGTTAACTCAGATGTTGCATTTCCTGCAAACTGGGATAAGAAATGGCGTGAATTTTATAATGCTATTACAACTTATCGTAAAGATAATAAGCGAAAATCAACCCACGATGACGCTCCAGATGCATTAACCGGTGTAATAGAGATGAGAAGTCGTAAATCAATGAACAGAAAAATAAAACTTAGAAACGTATGAAATTTGAAAGAGGAACTATTTGTGGCTTTGGTATAAATGATGTACCAGAACTTACTTTTGTTAAAGACGAGAATGGCAAAGCAGAATTAACTCAAGCATATAAAACATGGACTGGCATAATAGATAGATGCTATAGGCCTGGCCATGAAGAGAAATTTAAGGCTTATGCTGATTGCTCTGTATGTGAAGAATGGAAGTATTTTTCTAACTTCAAAAAGTGGTTTGATGAAAACTATATTGAAGGCTTTGACATAGATAAAGATATTCTTATTAAAGGCAATAAAGTATATTCTCCAGAAGCATGTAGCTTTGTGCCAAGAATTATAAATTTATTATTTGCAAAGAATAAAAAGCGAAAATCAAATTTACCGAGAGGAGTAAAATATAGAAAGTATGGAAATAGGTATAGTGCTGAAATATCCATTGAAGGAAAAATTAAGCTTATAGGTTATTTTAAGGATGTAGATTCTGCTGCTGAAGCTTATAACCAAGCGAGGAAAGAATACATATTAGAAATAGCTGAAAAATATAAGGATAAGCTTAAGCCAAATGTATATGAAGCTATAAAAAGATTAGGTTAAATTCATATTCTCGCATTATTCTCGTAATTTCTGGGCTTCTAATTATATATAAATGATTAAATCATAAGCCTTGAATGAACATAATGCGAGAATATGAAATAAAAATACCTCTATAAAAAATGTTAAAAGCGGTACAACTTATAAAGAAATTTAGTATATTTACACTGTGAAGAAGTTTATTTCTGAACAAATACAGGTAATTCGATGCTAGTTAAGGGTAGCTGCTCGGTAGTATTAACATTAAAAACATAAAGAACAATGGGATTAAATTGTGGATGCCCTGCCGCAGCACATCTTGCTGACCTTGAGATTAACGATTGCAAGGAAAGCATGGGGCAAATTCAAAAAGTTGCATTCCAGCGTATCTATAAGACTGCTGGAGAGTTGAACTCTGTCGCAGACCCGACTAAGAAAGCATCGTTTGCCACTTTGTTTTCTGCAGCCAATGGTACTAAGATGACAGTGTCGCCTTATATTCAGAGTCCTACTACAGAACCTGGAGCAGCCCGTACATTCGGTGGTGGAAACCAGACGCTTGGAGGTATTCCTATTACAATTGGCCGTGAAGCAACAAACTTTACCGGTGTAATTTATCAGGAAAACCAAAAAGTTATTGCTCAGTTGAAGCAGTATCAGTGTGAAAACATCGGTGTTTATCTTATCGACGAAAATGGTAATATTGGCTGTTTGGTAGATGACCTTGATAAGCCTACTAAGTATATGCCTATTCCTATTTACAGCTTCTTTGTAGGAGATAAGTCGCTTGGTGGATATGAAGAGCCCGATAGTAATGCAATCAGCTGGTCTTTTGTTCCTAACTGGAGTGATAAATTCTACATTATCAAGCGTGAAACTTTGGGCTTTAATCCTCTCACTGATTGGGTTAATGTAGCTTCCACTGAAGCTTAAAAACTTCAATTATGAGAAAGAAAAAAGAACAAACGGTAACGCTGGTTGTGCCTAAGCATAATATCAAGCAAGAGTTCGGTCTTCAACATGCCGAACGATTGCTTGATATGGGCCCAGCCCTAAACGGCGGGTGGGAACTGCCTCAAGATAGTAACTATTATTACGACGAAGAAAATGGGCTTAGAGTTAAATCAGATAAAGCAAATTCTGCAAAAACCGTCTAAACGACAGGTTATTCAGAAGGCTGTAAATATGCAGCGCCGTCTCCGTTTTCATACTGAGACGAATATTGCTGTATCTGATATTAACCAACCAACAACTGTATTTTTAGATTGGGTAAAAAGATTGTTGCCAAAGGATAAATATAACATCTTTTTACAGTTGTTCAAATTTCCATTGCCCACACCTGCTGTAGTTGAGGACGTCTATAGAGAACTCGAAAGGGTTTTCTATAGTCGTAACTCATCAAGCTCATACCAGTTTACAGACTCAGAGCTTGCAGAAGACTGGTCTCAGTATAAAAAGAATAACCTCAATGAGCCAGAGGTGTGGAAGACAACCGGATGGAAGAGAATGCAGGTATCGCCAAATAGTATTTTGGTAGTAGACCTTCCTCAAGTACAAACATCTTTGCGCCCAGAGCCGTATTTTTATTGGCTTGAGATTGATGCTGTAATTGATTACCAGACTTTTAGACTTGATGAAAATCAGTTTGAGTGGCTTATTTTCAAACAGCCGGAACATCGAATAGCTGTATTTGATGATACTTCTATAAGAGTATATCAGCTGAATGAGAAAAATGAAATTCAGTCACTTATTTCAGAAGCAAAGCACGATTTAGGATATTGCCCAGCTCGGTTCTTTTGGTCAACACAACTCAATGAGAAAAATAAAGACCTTAAGAAAAATCCAATTACAAAAGAGCTGTCAAATCTTGATTGGTATTTGTTCTTCTCTATTTCGAAGCAGCATTTAGACTTGTATGCACCTTATCCTATATATAGTGCGTATGAAGCTGATTGTAATTTTGAGAATAATGAGACTGGTGATTACTGCGATGGAGGTTTTCTACGCAATGCAAAAGGCGAGTATAAAATTCTCAATGATGGAACAGTTGAAAAGTGTCCTTGCTGTAGCGAAAAGCGTATAGCTGGTCCTGGTTCATTCTTAGAAGTTCCTATACCAAATCAATCTGAAGGTGTCGCAGATATGCGTAATCCTGTTCAGATAACTACTATCGATAAAGACTCACTTGATTATAATGTCAATGAGTGCGCAAGGCTTAAAAATGAAATTGTAATTTCTATTGTTGGTTCAGGTGGTACTGTAAGTGAAAAAGAAGCTATCAATGAAACTCAGGTAACTGCTAACTTTGAAAGCAAAACCTCAGTTCTCAATGCCTTAAAGACCAACTTTGAATTGGCACAGAAATTTGTCGAAGATACTGTTTGCAAACTCAGGTATGGAGGTGCTTTCATATCATCTTCTGTAAACTGGGGTACAGAGTTTTACGTTTTCACAGTAACAGAACTATATTCTAAGTACAAACAAGCAAAGGAGAATGGTGCGTCTAACTCAGAACTAGATGCTATATCGCAACAAATTCTTGAAGTTGAGTATCGTAACAATCCTTTGGTACTTCAGAGAATGCTTATCTTAAAGCAATTGGAGCCATATCCACATAAAACGCTGGATGAAGTGTTAAAATTGTATGAAAAAGAGTTATTAAATGAAAATTTGGTAAAGCTTAAAATAAATTTTAGTACTTTAGTCGAAAAATTTGAACGTGAGAACATTAACATAATTGAGTTTGCTTCAAATAAGCCGATGAGAGAAAAAATAGATATAATAACAAATAAACTTTTAGAGTATGTTACAGAAAATGACACTACAGGAACTGCAGAATAGTACCGTTGACGCACTTAAGCAGGCTCATATTGCAGCTAAAGCACATCAAGCTGGCCTCCAGAAGCTTAAATCAAGCAAAGATAAGAGGTGGACAGAAGCAATGCAAGAAGACCTTGATGCTACAGCTCTTTATATTGTAGATATTGAGGATGTTCTCGAAGAAAAAACTTCATCTATTAGCAATAGTGAATATGAGCCAAAAGCTGGTACTGAAAAGCTTGTACATCTGTCGATTGTAAAAGGTCGCCGTTTTAATCCTATGACAGGAAAAGAAGAAAGCAAGCCGTATACTCAGTTATTTACATTTGCTGAGTGGCAACTTTTCAAAAAGAATTTCAAAGGTCTTGGCTATTCTATAATGAAAGTATTGCATGACCCGTACGAAGAGGCAAAAGATTTTGTTGCAAAAGAAAATTAAAAACTTAAAATATCAAAGCTATGTTAACAATTGAGATGCTACGACAAAATTCAGCATTAGCTGGTTTCTCTGATGCTCAGCTTACAGCAATTGCTGAAATGTCAAAAAATGATGAAAATACGGTAATTGGTACTAAAATTGGTGCTTTGCATGGGCAATACGATACTGATATTTTCAATATTACCGGAGTAAAAAAGAGAGATGGTGAAAAGAGCTATGATTACGCTAAGCGTGTACTTGGCGAATATAAAACAAAAGCTGAGTCTGTAAAAACAGTACAAGCAGAGCTTGATGCAGCTAATGTTAAAGTAACCGAGTTGCAGACAAAGCTTGAGAAAAATGCAGGAAATGAGGAGCTTACTCAGCAACTTAAAGATGCTAAAGCCCAAGTTACTCAGCTTCAATCTAAGCTTAAAACTGAGCAAGATAACTACAAAACAAAAGAAGCTGAATTTAACAAGCAACTGAAAGATGTACATGTAGATTATGCTTTTCAAGCTGCTACTACAGGTCTTAAGTTCAAAGCTGGTATTACTGAGCCTATTCAGAAAACACTGCTTAATGCAGCAAAAGCTGAAATTTTGGCAAAGGGTACACCTGATTTTGTAGAAGATGGTCAAGGAGGTAAGAAACTTGTTATTAGAGGAGCTGATGGAAATATCCTTAATAACCCGAAAAACAATCTTAATCCTTATACTATTTCTGAGCTTGTTATGGAAACATCTTTGAAAGATGTAATTGATGCAGGTCGAAAACAAACAGGCGGTGGTACAGGAGGTTTTCAGGGACAAGGCGGTCAAGGAGGAACACTTGATTTGACTGGAGTAAGAACTCAGCTTGAAGCAGACAAAGTAATTGAAGCTTATCTTCTTGCAAACGGCTTAACTCGTGACTCTTCAGAGTTTGGAGAAAAGCTTACAGAAATAAGAAACGAAAACAACGTGGCAGCTTTGCCAATAAGATAAAAAGGCACATCCTAAAAAGAAGAGAAATTAAAAAAAAATGCTATTAGGCGTAAAAGGGTAATGCACCATATAGCAAAATGTTTAACAAATTAAAAACTAAAAATTATGAGCTTAGTATTAACTCGTATTCAGAACACTCTTGCTAATTCCAGATTGGATAAGTATGAGTATCGTGCAAGTAGGTACGGCGCGCTTGATGCTTTTATGGTGCAGTCAAATGACCCTATAGGTATTTTAACCCCTGAGCTGAAAGAGAAGGCCCGCACTTCTATCGGTACCACTCTTCAAACTCCAGTAATTGACTATGATGCAGATATTACCATTGGTAATACTCGCTCTTTGACAATTGCTGATAGTGAAAACACTTCTCGATTTGTTGACATCACATTTGCTACCTATTCATGGGGCTTTACTATTGCTCCGGCAATGTACATGAACAATGAAATTGGTATTCAGCGTGATTTTGACACTAAGTTGATGAAGTATGCATACGCTGTCGCAAAGAAACTTGATGAAGCTGCTTTGGTTATTTTGGCTGCAGATAAAACTAAGGTTCTTAAGAACAAGCTGTTGTATGATTTCTCAACTGATGCATTGAATGCAAAGTGGACGGAGCGTGAGAACGTATTTGGTGACCTTGAGGTGCTTATGGGGGCAAATGACTTCTATGGCCAGTTGCATATCATCGGTGACCCTGGAGTTGAGAGCATTATGCGTAAGTTGCAGCAGCATGGCCTGTATAACGACGTAAACAAGCAGAATGAGTTTGGCAATAAGATTATTCACTTGACGAACAATATTGCAGCTGCTAGCGGTAAATATGCGCAGGGTTATGCCGTGAATGCAGGTTCACTTGGAATGCTGTTGCGTTATGAGCGTGATTGCTTGCTCGGAACTGTTTCAGGTGATGGTCACGAGTGGGGTATTGCTACTTATCCTGTTATTAACATGCCTGTTGGTACGTATTTCTATGATTCTGTAGGAGACTATAGTGCTATTGCAGGAGCTGCTACCGCTGATATGACACGTACTCGCAAAGAGCATTATGGATTTGCAGTCGATGTGGCATTTATCACCGCTTATAACAGCGATAGAGCTACTTTGCCTAGTCCTATTCTTGCGTTTAATGTCGCTAGTGAAGGCGCTGTATATGCAACACCTGTCGATGTTGTTAAAACAGTAACAGCCAGTGCTTGAAGGTCATTCAATAGTGATTTCAACAATGACTTCGCTATTGGGTAAATAGCAAATCTTTGAGTTGTTATTAGCTTTGACAGGAGGCACTGAGGAAAATACCTTAGTGACCTCCTATTTTTCAATAAATAATAGAAATTATGGTTAGAGCTCTAGATATACAAGAAAAACTGCTTCATCTAATAGGATGGGAGCAAAATTATGACACATCAGACTTAAAAATATCTGATGCTTTAACTGTGAGCGAAAGTGGTTTATATTTTCAGCAAATTCATCCACTGCTGACACTGCAGAATATGTCTTGTATCGCTCCAGATTTTAAGAACATGACTTTTGAGGAATATAACGCGGAAAAAGCATATTCTAAAGGTAATATAGTAAAATACAATGAGCTATTGTATAAAGCTCTACAAAATTCAGTTGGAAAACAGCCTGATGTTGAGTCTGAGTATTGGGTTGAAACCAATCCATTTTCTGAATGGCTTGAAAGCAAAACAAAAGCTAGTATTCAAAAAGCCATTTCACGATATTGCAATGAAAAAATCGCGCAAGGTACATATAAGACTTTATGCGAAAATAGAACACTATTTGATGGGACTGGCCGTTTAGCAGATATTGTAAAGAATAAGAAAAATTTAGTTGGCTTTGAAATTGTGCCAATAAGAGCAAAAGGTGTAACTACTAAAATCAATAAGATAGGTTTACAGTTTACAGAACTCGGCGAGTATACTTTATATCTTATGCATTCTAGCATGGATGCACCAGTCAAGATAATAAAGCTTAATAAGATACGTAAAAACAGCATAGAGTGGTTTTCACTTAACGATATATATCTACCATACCAAGGTGATGATAATGATGCAGGTGGTAGCTGGTATTTGTGCTATTTTCAATCTGAATTACCAGAAGGTAGTCAAGCTATAAGAAAAGACAAAGATTGGTCTAAAGAGCCTTGTGGTTCGTGTTCACGTAAAGAGCTATTAGCTTGGATGGCTTGGTCTAAATATGTAGAAGTGCATCCGTTTTATGTTAATGAGGAATTGGTTGAGATAGAAGAAGAGCCACATCTGTGGGATGTTGAAAACAATCAATATACCTATGATAATAACTACGGATTAAATCTTGAGATAACCGTGGCCTGTGATATTACTGACTTTATAATAGAGCAGCGAATGTTATTCCAAGATATTATAGCAAAACAAGTAGCAGTAGATATGCTACGTGAGTTTGCTTATAATGCTAATGTACGTACAAACAGGCATTCAATAAATGCATCTAGGCTTGATATTCTTTATGAAGTTGATGGCGACTCTTCATCTATGAAAAAATCTGGCCTTAGCTATCAACTCGATATGGCCTTTAAAGCAATAAATATCAGTACTCAAGGAATAGACAGAGTTTGTCTTCCTTGTAAAAACAACGGTATAAAATATAGAACTGTATAGTATGGCTGTAAAAAGATATAACGCGACACTTCGTAACCTTGAATACCGATTAAGAGCATTTAAGGATAATTTACCTATGTATCTTGAAGATATTGTCCGCGACAAAGAAGATGTGATAGTATCTGCAATAGCGGATGACCAGCTATATCGTAGAGGTATTAACGGCCGCGGTGAAAAGATTATGAGCTATATGCCTTATACAGCTAAAACAATACAGAACAAAAAGAGAAAAGGACAACCAACAACCAGAGTTACTTTAAGAGACACTGGGGCTTTCCACAAATCTATGTTTGTAGTGTTTGACTCAGAAGGATTTTATGTAACAGCTAGTGATGAAAAAACAGAAGAGTTAGTAAAGAAATACGGTGAAGAGATATTCAGATTGACAGATAAAAACTTCACAAGAATAGTTCGTTCTCATATAAGAAAAGAGCTTGTTAAACGGTTAAAAAGAGCTATAAGATAATGAAAGAAAATTCTGTACAAATAAGATATAAAAGTAATCCTGTATTACTTGATAAAGTATTACAGGATATGCAGACAACTCTTTTAGTTAAGCTGCCGTGGCTTAATTATGCTTTTGGTAGGGCTTATAAGCTTGTAGAAAATAGACCAGATGGTGCTAAGTTTATATATCCAGCAGCTTACAACGGTAATGGCGAATATATATCGCTATTGCCCAATGATAATTTTGGTAACTTTTCATGGTTTGATATTTATGACCCGCAAAAAATCACTCAGGTTGTACAATCTTTACCTCAATATACTTTTAGTGGTGCTATCGTTTTTTGGTATGACCTTAGCAGCATTTACGAAGATGAAACGGTACTTCATACAGAAGAAGTTAAAGATGAAATAATACGAGTATTGACAACACCAGGGGTTATTACAACGACTGGTAAACTTACTATCAATAATATATATGAGCGCTTTGAAAATATATATAAAGGGTATTCTATAGAAAAGATTTACAATAACTATGATTATTCTGGGCAAAACATACAAGATATTGATAAACAATTCTTTATGTACCCTTATGCAGGAATTAGAATTGAGTTCACTTTAACAACTAGAGAATTATGTCAACGATATATTTTATAACATTGCTTTCGGCTTTAATATATATAGCCTTAGCAGCAGCATTCGCTATATTGCTGATTGGAAAATTAGGTATAAGAGACAATATAATTACCAAAGCACCTAAGCTAATTTCTCAATTATTCGATTGTGATTTTTGCTTAAGTTTTTGGACGTCGCTTATTCTCGCTATCATTCTCGCTATTTTCTTTAATGAGTTTAATATTCTATTTATTCCAATAATATCAACCCCTATAACGCGAATTTTAATATGAAAAACCTACTTATAAATAAAAAAATTGTACGGGTTTATGATAGCATAGATGAAATGCCTATTGTAAATTTTCAAAAATACAATAAATATCTGCTTATTGACTCAGGTATTGGGTCAGATGCAGATGATATTGATGCTCATATAGTAAAGATAGCAAAGTATATAAAATCAAACAATAATAAAAAGGCTTTGCAGGAATTACAGAATATGAGGCAAAATATGTATATGGTGAATAATGAAATTTCACCAAAATACTTAGCTTTTGCTGCTCTTATTCATAGCATAGATGGAAAAGAAGTTAATGACCTATCGGATGATAGCCTTAAAAAATTGCTTCAGGACCTTAAAGATATAAAGCATTCTAAAGTCATAGATTTTCTTTTGTGGCTTAAAAAAAAAGTCACAAGTGAACTAGAAACTTACTTTCTAGGTGATTTTGTAAATCCAAAGGAAAAAGAAGCTTATGATAAGCTTAAAAATAGAACACTTCTTGTATTAGACTCCATTATAAATGATACTGATAATACAGAGCAAATAGAGCTAATAGATACAATGATGCTAAATATGCATACGCCAAAAGTATTTATAGGAAGTGAGTCTGTTGAGGTTAAATATGATAAGCAGTTTGAAAGTACTTGTTTGCTTATAGCTCAAAAAACAAATATGGATGCTAGAAAAATGACAGTACTTCAATTCTATAATGCTATTGATAACATTAAAGCTCAAGCAGAAGCTGAGGCAAAAAGTTTGAAGAAACATAAAAGGAAATAATTATGGCTGAAGACGATAAGATAAAATATAGTGATATAATTGAGCCGGATGACTCGATTGAAAAACTTGTCAAGCAACTTGGCGAGCTCAATCAGTCATACGAGACAATGGTAAATGCTATCAGAGCAGGTGCAGATAGGATTGTGCATTCTCTTAAATCTGCTAGTGGAGCTACAAGTGAAGGACGTAAAGCTATTGATGAAGCAACAGCATCTACGTCAAGGCTTGAGAGAGCTCAGAATGAGCTTAAATTAGCTTTATCTGATACAGGTAAACAGATTGCTTGGCTTAAAGCACAAACTTCAGATGCTAATAGAGCAACTGTAGAACAGCAGCGTTATATCCAGCAAGCTATATCTTCTTATGACCGTCTTAAGTCTGACCTAAAGCAAACAGTTGAGCTATATAAGTCTTTAACTGCGGCTGAAAGAGCAGATAGCGAAATGGGGCAACAGCTACTCAATGATATTCTTAATTTGAAAAATCAGATTAAGGCCCTTGATGACCAAATGAAGCCTCATATCCAAACTCTGTCTGAAGTAGAAAAGGCAGAGCAAAGATTAGCTTATTTACAGTCAGATGAAGGTAAAAGATTACTTGAGTTAAAAGCTAAGATTGCTGAGCTTACTTCTGCTAGAAAACAGCAGAAAGCTACAGTAGACCCATTAGCTCAGGCTCAAGAGAAACTTGCCTATGCTCAGTCAGAAGAAAATCAGCAGCTTAAACTTTATTCAACTCAAATACGAGAAGCAAATCAGATTGCTCAATTACAGGCTACAATTGCTAATTCTGCAGAAGGTTCTTATAATAGGCTTTCAGCTCAATATGCATTAAATAAAATACGACTTAATCAGATGTCTGCAGCTGAGAGAGAAGCTGCTGACTCTGGTAAAAAGCTTGAAGCTGAGACAAATGCAATTTATCAGCAAATGATAAAATTGCAAGAAGCAACAGGTAATTATAGATTGTCTGTAGGCCATTACCAAAAAACATGGGATGGCTTAGGTATTTCTATTTCTCAAGTAGTACGAGAATTACCTGCTGCAGCTGTATCGCTTAATACATTCTTCTTAGGTATATCAAATAATATACCTATGGTAGTTGATGAAATTAACAGATTACGCGCTCAGAATAAACTTTTGCAAGCAGAAGGTAAAGCAACTGTAAGTGTAACAGGCTCAATAGTTAAAGCTTTGTTCAGCTGGAATACTGTGCTTGTTATATTGCTTACTGTATTTTCCATGTTTGGCAAACAGATTATAACATGGGTTGGTAATCTTTTCAAAGCAAAAAACGCTGTTATATCTACAACTGAGGCTCTTAATAATATAGCTAAAGAACTTGAAGATACTAATGGCAGCTACGGCAATAACATTGTAAAGCTAAAGCAATTACAGCAGGAATGGAAAAATCTTGAAACTACTGCTAAAAAAGACCAGTGGATTAAAGACAACAAATCTAATTTTGACCAGCTTGGAGTATCTGTTAATAATGTAACAGATGCTGAAAATGTATTTGTAGATAATACTGAAGCTGTAATCAATGCTCTTAAATTAAGAGCTAAAGCTGCTGCTGCTCAAAAGTTAGCCGCAGATGAATACGAAAAAGCTTTAATCGCTAGAAATAAAGCAGAAACAGAAGCAGGTAAAGGCCCATCAGGTTGGGATAAATTCAAAAACTGGTGGGTGCAAACAAGTTTACGAGCCACCGATGAATATGGCATGAGCCCATCTGCAGCTAATTTACAAGTAGCTGACCAAGTATCTGCAGAAGATTTTAGGCAACAAAGAATTAAAGACCTTAACGATGAAGCAGATGCTGCAGAGAAAACAGGAGATGCATACTTTGACTTAGCAGCTGGATATGAAAAAGCTGCTAAAGCTCAACTTGAAGCTGCTGGCATAGAAGGAAAGCATAAAACTACAAAAATGCCGCGTGATTTAACTCGTATTATAAACCAGAATGATATAAAAATACAAAGAGAGTACGAGGAAAGCGTAACTGAATTACTTAAAGATGAATATGCTAAAAGGCGTAAAGCTGCAGCTGACCAGGTTCAGGATGAAAATAACAAGCTTCGTGAGATGTATCGCCTTAACGAAGAATATGTTAAAAATGTAGATGGAAAATATAAAAAGCTTACTGAAGACCAGAAGAAACAAATTGATAGGCAGCAAGAGCTTATAACTAAGACTATTGCTAATAATTTACGAGCATTAGACCTTCAATTACAACAAATTCAGAATGAGCAAAAAGTTGCTTCTTTGCAGACGCAGCGTAATACTATAAATCCTACTGACACTAGCGCAGCAACTGAAGCAGCTCAAAATCAAGAGTCTACTGTAACTACCAATGTAGTAGTTACACGCGACGCTTCTCAGATGGAAGCCTCATTAGTAGAAGAGCGCAAACTCATGGAAGAAAATCTTGATTTGGAATATGCTTTGATACTTGATACTAATAAGAGATTATTAGAAGCAGGAGATAACCAAGCTCGTTCTGAAGAAGAAATACTTATTGAGCTCAACAAGAAAAAACTTGAGCTGTGGAGTGAGTATGACCAGAAAATCTTAGATGCAAGAGAGCGTGATATTGAAAATCAGCTTGAGCTTGTTAAAAAAGGCAGTGAAGATGAACTTAATCTGCTACTTCAGCAAAATGAAGTACGTAGACAATTAGCTTTAGCACAAAATGCTGCTAAACCCGCAGAACAGCAAGTAAGTACATCTGTAATAAATGCACAGTTTGATAAGTCTGCAGCTCAAACTAAAGGGTCATTCCAAATGACCAGCTTTGATGAGCAACAGGCTTTAGATGAAGCTATATTCAATGAAGTTAAGCGAAGTGAAACAGAAATAACACGATTTAAGCTTGAGCAAGAAAAAGCCAGATGGCAAGAACAGATAAGACTTGCTGAGTCTGGTGGACT